GGGAGCCCGTCTTCTTTAGGGGGGGGGGGCACGGAGAACCCGCCAGCAGCCAACCCTGAGGGACTGGGTCCCGTGCAACATCACGCTCAAGCGCGGGCTCACGGGCGCGAAGCCCGAAGGCTTCTGCTTCTGGGTCTTCGAGTGGCTGAACCTCCAGCCCGACGACGAGTTCCACGACCTCTTCCCCGGCAGCGGCGCCGTCACGCGCGCCTGGGAGAAGTGGCGCGCGCAGAAGCTCGGAGGTGCGCCCGTTGAAGCGTGAGGACGCCTGGCTCGCGCACCTGGGCACCACGGCGAGCGCGCGCTTCCCGCGCGAGGTCGCCTTCCCCGTCCAGGGCGTGGACCGCTTCACGCGCGTCCTCGTCCACAGCCCCAACGACTACGTCGAGCTCCTCGACCGCCTCGCCAGCTCGCGCAACACGTACACCGGCGTGTACAGCCTTCCCCAGAAGCGCGAGCGCGTCTTCCACGTCGCCTACATGGACGTGGACGCCCCGACCTTCGCCGAGGCGCACGTCCAGAGCGAGGCCCTCGTCCAGGAGAGCTATCGCCGCTACGGCAAGTTCCCTCGCGAGTACGTGAGCGGCGCCAAGGGCTTCGCGCTCTACTGGGCCTTCCCCGAGTGCGCCGCGGACCCGCGCGCCATCCGCGACTGGTGCCTCAAGCTCGCCGCCGACGCCGGCGTCACGCTCCAGGACACGACCGTCCTGGGCGAGGTCGAGCGCGTCAGCCGCGTCCCATACACCTACAACTTCAACGCCGTCGAGAAGATCGGCCGCCCCGCGGTCTGCGTCCCCGTGGATCCTCGCTGGAGCGCCGACGAGATGCTCCAGGAGAGCCGCGAGCCCTCCCGCTTCCTCGCGCCCACGGGCGACGTCTTCCCCGAGGTCGCGAGCGAGCTCATGGACCTCACCCGCGCGCTGCCACCCGAGACGCCCGCGGCCGAGCTCCTCGCGCGCTTCGACCTCTCCCGCGCCGACGCGACCGTCCAGTTCTTCGTCGAGAACGCCGCGAAGGTCCGCGACGGCCGCCACCGCATCCTCGGCATGGTCCTGATCCCCTGGTGCGCCGCGAGCGGACGCACGGAGGCTGAGACCATCGCCTTCTGCGGCGCGTGGATCAAGACGACGCACGAGCCGCCGCACGACTACCGCGAGCACGTCCGCGCGAACTACGACTGGGCCCGCCGGCGCACGTGGCGCCCGTGGAGCCTGGAGTCGTTCTTCAAGAAGAATCCGGAGCTGCTCACGCAGTTCCTCTCGTCCTCACCCGAGGTGACCCCCTAATGGCCTGGAAAAACAACGAGTCCGTCGAAGTCCAACAGAACGCCGTCATGTCCGCCATCCGCCGCGCCCTCAACGGGAAGCGGCAGGTGACCGCGACTGAGGCCTACGAGGCATACAAGCAGGAGACCCTGCCCGAGCCGATCACGCACTTCAGCAACCGCCGCTTCCTCGACTACATCCACAAGCTCGAGGAGCAGAAGCAGGTCAAGTGCATCGTCGTGAGCCGCGGGCGCAAGGGCGCCGCGCTCCACGTGAGCCTCCCGGAGGCGACCGCGTGAACGCGCCCCTCGTCCGCCGCAGCACGCACGAGAGCGTCGTCGAGGGCTACGAGAAGAGCCTCGCCGCCCGCGACGCCCTCATCCGCGAGCAGGAGAAGAAGATCGCCGACCAGAACCGCGCCATCGCGACGCTCAACGCCGAGCACGCCCGCGAGGTCGCCGAGATCCGCCAGCAGGCCCGGGACCAGTTCCAGGACGCCATCCTCGCCTCCACCGAAGCCCTCGCCGAGGCCTACGAGGAAGTCGCCGCCATCACGCGCACCCTCTCCGGCCGCGGGCGCCCGCGCATCTGCGCGCGGTGCACCAACGGCGTCGGCGAGCACAACGAGCACTGCGTCGGCGCGCGCATCGTCGAGTACGCGACCATCAAGGCCGGCGAGTACCGCGCCCGCCTCCCGCCCCTCCACGATGCGACCGCTCCCACCATGACGTCCGCGCTCCAGGGCGAGGACGCCAAGGCTGCCATGGACGAGAACGGCGTGAGTCCCGACGAGCACGCCGTCTTCGAGAACGCCCTCGCGTCCGAACCCGCGTGAACCCCATGTCCACCGCCGCCCAGTGGCTCAAGGCCAACACGCACACGCTCGACTTCTGGGACGCCAACGCGGACCAGATCTGGGGCGTCGTGACCAGCGGCGGCAGCGGCAACAAGTACACCGTCTCCCTCACGAGCGACGGACGCGCAACGTGCGGCTGCGCCTACTCCTGGATCGGCCCCGGCCGGTTTTGCAGCCACCTCTGCGCGCTCCTTCTGAAGATGCCCCAGGTCGTCGTCGCCCAGCGCCTCGAGGCCATGGTCCGCATCCAGCACGACGACGAACCCTTCCCCCTCCCTTCGGTGACCCAGATGAAAGGCGACTTCGGCTATCTCACGACGACCATCCCCGCGTTCAACGACCTCATGGGCGGCCTGCCCTACGGCACCATGATGGGCCTCTACGGCCCGGCCGGCACCGGCAAGAGCATCATCGCCATCCAGGCCGCGTTCGAGACGCTCGCCCAGCGCCCCGGCGACGCGCTCTTCGTGGACACCGAGGGCGGCTACGGCACCATCGTGGAATGGACCCCCATCCTCGCGAAGCGCTACGGCCTCGACGTCCAGGTCGTCCCCCTCGCCAGCAGCGTGGATGAGGACGAGAAGGTCACCGTCGTGCCCGTCGTCGCCGTCCAGAAGGGCAAGCGCCACATCTTCGTCGCCGACATCCGCAGCATCGAGCCTCTCAGCGACTTTCACGGCCGCAGCGGGCGCATCAGCATCTCCGAGGTCAAGGAGAAGGGCGGCGAGCTCAAGGGCGGCAAGATCACCTGGAAGAAGCTCAACACGGGCTGGGTCAACGACGTCTGGGAGACGCCCATCGGGAAGTGGTGTGCGAAGCACAAGATCTGCTTCCTCGCCTACGACAGCGTCACGAACCCGCTGGAGGTCTTCGGCAGCAACGCCGAGTCGTTCCCCGCCCGCGGCGACGCCACGAAGGACCTCCTCAACGTCGCCCAGCTCATGACGTACGAGATGAGCCTCGTCACCGTCGCCATCATGCACGAGGTCGTGAACCCGCAGAGCACGGGCGGCCAGCGCCCGCAGCAGACCGGCGGGAGCGGCGTCGCGTACAACTTCAAGATCAAGGTGTACGTCGAGGGCCCCCGCAAGAGCTTCCACACGCCCCAGCTCGAAAAGGAGGTGAACGCGCGGCGCGGCAAGAACACGCGCCTCTTCTGGCTCAGCCGCCACCTCTCGCGCAAGGAGTGGGAGCGCCCCGTCCTCCTCGACCTCACGAACGACGGCTACGTCGGCGCCGGCGAGAAGGCCACGCCCTTCGTCGAGCCCACCGACCCCACCGCCGAGCCCGAGGCCGAGCCGGAGGTGAGCTGAATGGCGCCCGACGTCAAGGCCATCGTCGTCGAGATCGCCAAGGTCAGCCTCCGCAAGGGCGACCTCCTCATCGTCAAGGTCCCGCCGGGCTGCTCGCAGCAGATCCGAGACCAGGTCCACCGCGAGCTCAAGGCCATGCAGTCGGACGGCGCGCTCAACGGCGCCCACTACATCGTCGCCGACCACGGCTTCGACTTCGTCCAGGGCCAGGGCCCCGCCCACGAAGCTCCCGCCGCCCCGCCCGCGGGAGGTGCGCCCCAGTGAGCGTCGAAGCCCTCCCCCACTGGAAGGACACCGTCGCCCTCCTCAAGACGAAGGGCTACACGGACGAGCAGATCACCAGCGCGGCCGACGCCAAGCGCAAGATGCTGGGCAAGGCCGCGCGCACCGAGGACTTCGTCCTCTGGACCGTCGCCCTCGGCTTCGGCGTCGAGGTCCCCAAGATCACGACGATGGAGCGCAAGCCCCGCGGCGAGGCCAAGCCCATCACCGCCGGCGACGTCACGCGCGAGTTCGGCGAGACGAACAAGGACCAGGAGTTCGCCATCGAAGGCTGGGTCCTCAACCCCGTCGAGTACTACACGAAGACGACCCCGCCCAAGCCCCGCATCAAGGTGGCCTTCGTGGACTCCACCGGCAGCACGCAGATCACGTGCTTCGGCGAGGAGTCCTGCGAGCACTGGCGCAACCACGAGCTCGACTACCCCAGCTTCGTCCGCCTCGAGGGCCTCCAGGTCTTCGCGCTCGGCGAGGACGGCGTGACGCTCACGCACGGCAAGTTCGCGCGGTGCACGAAGCTGGACCCGGCCTACCCGCTGGAGAAGGCGCTGCCCGACGCGAGCGACGCCTACGTGGCCGAAGGCAAGCTCGCCCGCATCCAGGGCTTCGTCACGGACGAGTCCCAGAAGACGTGGAAGCGCTGCTCGAAGTGCGGCAAGGGCGACAAGAACTGCAAGGGCCACCAGGGCGGCCAGACGTACGAGGACCAGGAGATCCACACGGTCACCGTCTTCGACGGCAACGCGCGCCACACCCTGGTGATGTTCGACGAGCTCGCGCCGCGCCGCAAGCTCTACGGCTTCCCCATCGAGGCCATCGGCCTCTACCGCAAGAAGGAGAAGGGCCCCGGCGAGTTCGAGGCTGTCATCGTGAACGTCGGCGCCGAGCCCGCCTTCAAGCCGCTCCCCACGACGCTCAAGCCCGAGTCGAAGCCCGCGCCCGCCCCGCGCGCCGCGCCCCAGCGCAGCGGCGACAACGCCGTCTGGCCGCAGACGGTGGACGTCCTCAACCGCGCCCTCCGCCCGCACCGCCTCCGCCCCGTCACGGACGTCCTCCAGGCGTTCCAGGAGGCCGGCATCGGCGCGGAGGACGCGCAGGACCAGATGAACCGCGCGTGCGCCCAAGGCATCGTGCGCGCCGCGGGCGAGCAGTACCAGTGGATGGGCGGTGACCCCCAGGTCGGCGAGCCTCCCGCCGCCGCCCCGGCGCCCGCGACCTCGCCCGCCGCGAGCGCGCCGCCTGCCTCGTCCGAGGAGCGTTCCCGCCAGCGCAAGGTCATGGGCCTCGTCCGCAAGCTCGACGACGGCAAGGGCGCCCCCTGGGACAAGGTAGCTGAAGCCGCCGCGAGCGAGGGCATGGACGCGAAGATGATCGACGAGACCATCGAAGCGATGCTGACCACCGGCGACGTCTGGGAACCCGTCCTCGGTCGCCTCAAGCCCAAGGAGTGAGCCGCCTTGGAAGCGCCGGCCCCCTTCCCCATCCTCGTGGACGACCGCGAGGACAAGAAGCTCCTCGCGAAGCTCGCCAAGATCGAGGGCGCCCAAGTCCTCGTCACGCGCCTCCCAGTGGGCGACGTGAGCATCGGCGACTACCTCTGCGAGCGGAAGGAGGCCGGCGACTTCTTCAACAGCCTCATGGACCACCGCTTGTTCCGCCAACTCAAAGAGCTGCGCGACAACAGCGAGTTCCCCATCCTCATCTTCTGCGGCGATCCCCACGTCGAAATCTCGTGGCGCCGCACGGATGCCCAGCGCCTCCACATGAGCTTCATCGGCGCGAAGGCCGCCATCGCGCGCATGGGCATCAGCTTCCTCGAGGTCCGCAGCGACGACGAGTACATCGAGCTCCTCGTCTCGATGGCGAAGCAGGCGAACCCGAACCGCCCGCCCAGCGACCGGCCCGTCCTCACGCGCAAGGCGGACCGCAAGCCGCAGGAAGTCGCGAGCGACGTCCTCTGCGCGCTCGACGGCGTCGGGCGCGACCTCGCGGACAAGCTCCTCGCGCGCTTCGGCACCATCCAGGCCATCGCGAACGCCAGCATGGAGGATCTCCGCGCCGTCCCCGGCTGCGGCCCCACGAAGGCCCAGGCCGTCCACGAAGCGTTCCGCTACCGGAGGACCTGACCATGGGCACGCGCGTGAACGAGAAGACCGGCCAGGTCGTGCGCTTCGAGGAGGGCGACGCCTTCCGCACCGGCATGGTCTGGCGCCGCCCCATCGCGCGCTGGTTCGAGCGCCAGGCCTCCCGCCTCGACCTCCAGCGCCCCCTCGTCCACGTCTGCTCGGGCTCCTCGAGCCTCGGCGAGATCCGCGTGGACGCCGTCCATCCCCACGCAAACCTCCGCGCCGACGCCTTCCAGCTCCCGTTCAAGGACGAGAGCCTGGGCACGGTCATCTACGACGGCACGTACGAGATCAGCCTCCCCAAGCGCGTCGCCATCTGCAAGGAGCTTCGCCGGGTTATCCGACCAGGGGGGGGGCTGCTTTGGAAGCAGCGATGGCGCCCGCTCGAAGGCCTCTTCCTCATCGAAGAGGAATGGGTCGTCGGGCGCCGCGTCGGGTTGCCGCGCGACGTGGACCTCCTCATCCGCACACAGCGGCGCTTCCCCGGCCCGAAGGTCGGCCAAGGCATCAAGACGGCCGCGCAGCGACGCGCCGGGGAGCGTGAGATAGCGTGACCACCCAGCGCCTCAGCGTCGCGCACGTCAACGCTGCCTTCCCGAAGTACCCGATCACCGTGGACGACAAGGGCTGGGTGTACGGAGTCTGGTACTGCGGGACCGGCTGGCAGAAAGTCGTCCTCCACGGCCAGTACCCGCCTGGCTTCCTCAAGCGCGCGCTCGCCCTCTTCCCAGACGCTCGCGACGTTCTCCACGCGCCCAGCGGCACGCTCGGGCCCGAGTGGGGCACGACCGTGGACCTCGTCGTGGACGCCGTCCGCAAGCCCATGTACCAGGCCAGCGTCGCGGCGCTCCCCTTCGCCGACAACAGCTTCGACCTCTACATCTCGGACCCGCCTTACACGGACGAGGACTCGAAGAAGTACGGCACGCCGCCCTTTCCCATGCGCGCCATGATGTCGGAGGCCAAGCGCGTTCTGCGAGGGGGGGGGGCACCTCGGAATCCTCCACCGGCACTATCCGACGTTCCGCCGGCAGGACTGGGACCTTGTTGGGCTCATCGCCGTCGTCACGGGGGCACAGCGCATGACGCGGATGTTCAGCATCTTCCGCAATCTCAAGGAGGAGTAGCATGAGCCTTCCCGTCGAAAAGGGGGGGGGGGCGACTACGTCGCCTGGTACGCGAACCCGCGCCGCTCCGACGAGTGGGAAACGCCCGACGAGGTCTTCGCGACGCTCCATTCCGAGTTCCGCTTCACCGTGGACGGAGCGGCCCGGGCCGAGAACACGAAGCTGCCTCGCTTCTGGTCGCCCGAGATGGACGCCCTCAAGCAGGAGTGGCGCGGCGAGCGCGTCTGGTGCAATCCCCCGTACAGCCGCACCGCCGAGTTCATCGCGAAGGGCCACGAAGCCGACGTCGCGGTCTTCCTCGTGCCGGCGCGAACGAACGCGCGCTGGTTCCACGATGCGCTCGCGCATGGCGCGCAGCCGCGGTTCTTCCCGCATCGTCTCAAGTTCAAGGGCGCCGAGAGCAGCGCGCCGTTCGACACGCTCCTGATGGTCTTCCGACGGTGGGTGTAGCGTGATCGCAGCGCGCGAGGTCGTGGACATCGTCCGGGACAACCGGATGAACGGCCACTACCTCGAGCAGTGGGCCGCTGACCTTCTCCGCCGCATCCGCCGAGACGTCCAGGTTGTCGGCGGGATCCACGGCGGCGCCGTCCCCGACCACTTCCACCAGAGCGGCACGTGGGACATCCTCGCCGACGGCATCTTCTACGAGGTCAAGGGCTGCACCTTCCGCATCCGCCGAAGCAGCGTCCGCTCCAAGACGCAGTACGGCCGCTGGAAAATCGACGCCGACGCCCACCACGCCATCCCCGCCGACGTCGCCGCGCGCACGATGTACCTCCTCATCGTCCGCGTCGGCAAGCGCCCCGTCGTCGCCTACCTCGTCAGCCACGCGCGCATGACGAGCATCCTGGAGCGCTACTGGCGCCAGGGCCGCTTCGTGAGCCTGAGCCACATCGTCGTGGGCCGCGAGCTCCTCACCATCTTCGACGCCCGCCGCAAGGCGAGCAAACCGCGCAGGGGGGGGGCGTGAGCGTACTGCCTCACCTGCCGGCGCTTCTTCCTCGAAGCGTCGTTGACCTGCCCGCTGTGCGGATCTGACCACGTGAGGACGGTATAGAATATGGCACGCTGCTACCATGCGGGCGGAACGGACACCTGCTCGAACCCGACGTCTTGCACCTACGCGCTCGGCTTCTGGACCGCCAGAGCCGACATCGCCGAGGACGCGCACGCGCGCACCCTCGCCGAGCTCACCGACGCCCTCAAGAAACCCAAGCTGAGCCGCCGCGGCCTCGAAGCCGTCCTCAAGCGCGCGCAGGAGCGCGCCCTCGCGCCCGTCCCCGGCGACGTCCTGGAGGGCGGCATCCCGCGCCTCGAGAGCCTGACGCGGCACCTCGCCCAAAAAACAGGGTAAATATATTGACCTCGGGGAGTACAGGCCGAGATGCCGCCCAAGAAGCCGGCGAAGCCCACGCGCCCCACCCGCAAGCGCGGCCGAGGGCACCCGACGGCCCAGGTCCTGACCTCCGAGCTCACCGCCCAGATGGTCGAGCACATCAAGAGCGGCGTCACCATCAACGACGCCTGCGCCCTGGAGGGCATCTCGAAGCAGAGCCACTACCGCTGGCTCGACGAGGGCCTCGTCCCGCCCGGCGAATCCGACCACCGCCCCGCCTGCTGGACCTACCGCCTGGAGATCGAGGCCGCGCTCGCCTCCTACAAGCACAATCTCCTCAAGAACCTCCAGAGCGCGGCGTCGAACGGCCAGTGGCAGGCGAGCGCGTGGATCCTGGAGCGTCGCTTCCCCGACGAGTTCGGCCGCAAGGACAAGGTCGCGCTCAGCGGCGGGTTCGCCTCGAAGCCCGACACGCCCGACGAGCCCATCCGGCTCCTCGAGGTGAAGCTCACCGACAAGCGCGGGAAGCCGCCGGAGGGCGAAGCGCTTGGCGACGCCAGCGTGGACTCCCCCTCCTGATCCGAAGAGGCACCTCGCGCAAGCCGCGAAGGCCGCGGAGACGGAGCGCCCCGTCCTCAAGACGCAGTGGGAGGCGCACGCGGTCCAGAGCGACATCCTCACCAGCCCCGCGCGCTTCATCGTCGCCGCGATGGGCCGCCGCGCGGGGAAAACCGAGGTCGGCATCGTCTGGCTCTTCCGCGTCGGCCTCGAACTGATCGAGCAGGGCTACGACCCCGAGAGCATCGAACTCTGGTGGGTCGCGCCGACCTTCGAACTCACGCAGCGCGGCTACAACAAGATCATCAAGAAGACGAAGGAGGACGGCTCCCCGAACCCGCTCTACGCGCTCTTCCAGCGCGGCGTGCGGAGCCCGTACCCCATCATCTACTGCAAGAACGGCCTCCGCATCCAGTTCAAGTCCGCCGAGCGCCAGGAGCAGCTCGAAGGCGAAGGCGTCCACGCCGTCGTCTTCGACGAGTTCTCCTGGGCCGGCGAGACCGCCTGGACCGAGTCCCTCTATCCCGCGCTGGGTGCCGCGGGCGGGCGCGCGCTCCTCATCTCCAAGCCGCGCGGCCGGAACCTCTTCTACCGCCTCTTCCAGAAGGGCCGCGACCGCGAAGCGAACCCCGAGTGGACGAGCTATCACGCACCAAGCTGGTGCAACCCTTACCTCTACCCCGGCTTCATCGAGGAAGCCCGCCGCGACCTCCCCGACCGCGTCTTCCGCCAGGAGATCGCCGCCGAGTTCCTCGACGACGCGGGCGCCGTCTTCCGCAACACGAGGACGCTCATCACGACGGAGGCGAAGTACCGCGGCCCCGCGACCTCGCGCGGCTGGGGCCTCCAGCGCGCCGCCGCGCCCGGCGTGCGCTACGTCGCCGGTTGGGACCCCGCGAAGCACGCGGACTACTCCGTCCTCACGGTCCTCCGTCTCCCCGAGCGCCACGTCGTCCACTGGGAACGCCGCCAGACCGTGGACTACCCGACGCAGTGCGAATGGGTCGCCAACGTCTGCCAGGGCTACAACCACGCGCCCCTCCTCATGGACAGCAGCGGCGCCGGCGACCCGGTCTTCGACTTCATCAGCCGCATCATCGGCGCCGGCGGCGTCGAGGGCTACAAGTTCACCAACGTCACGAAGGCCGACCTCGTGAACCAGCTCGCGCTCGCCATCGACAAGGGCACCGTCTCGTACCCCGACATCCCCGTCCTGCTCAACGAGCTGGAGATCTTCGAGATGACGAAGAGCGAGGCGGGCAACGTGAAGTACGCCGCGCCCGAGGGCTACCACGACGACTGCGTCATGAGCCTCGCCCTCGCGAACCTGAAGAGCATGACCGGCGCCGCATGGGCGCCCCTGCCCGCGGACCACGCGCTCTCGCGCATCTTCACCGCCGAGCCCACCAGCACCGCGCCAGCGCGCGCTACGCTCATCCCGCAGGGCGCCGTGCCCTACGGCGCGTGCGCGACGTGCAAGCAGCCGCTTGTCAAGATCGGCTTCAAGGTCCAGCACGCGGACGGCCGCCCCAAGTGCCCCGCTGCTTGAAAAGGAAATGATTATGGCGGCGGCTGCGTCATAAAGCGCGATGCCCTGGGGCACGGCCGACCCGCGCAAGCCGCACCACCTCGAGCAGGTCGCCAACCCGTTCGGCTCGCACGACCGCGTCGCCTTCGCGCCCGCGCGCAACTACCCGCTGCGCTGCCCCCACTGCTCGAACCTGATGGCGCCCGACTTCCTCGACGAAGGCGCCTGCCCCAACTGCCGCCAGCCCTTCACGAAGGCGCAGGCGCGCGACATGTTCATCGAGGCCCTCCAAGTGCACGTCCAGCACGGCGGCTGGAGCCCCGCGATCATCGAGGCCCTCAAGCGCCTCAAGGGCAGCGGATACGTGAACCGCGAGCTCGACGTGCGCGAGATGAACAGCACCGCGCGCAACGTCGCCGCGCACCACCTCAACCTCCGCGAGCAGATGCAGCGCGAGGAGCGCGCCAAGAAGGCCCTCCCCGCCGCGCTCCGCAACATGTCCTCCGTCAGCAAAGCTCTCCGCAGGGGTCCTCTCTGATGGTCTGCCGCAGCAAGCTCGACCGCTACCTGACCGCCCGCGCGAACGGCGAGACCCGCCCCTACAAGGAGTGGGCCGCCGCCGACTTCGAGCGCCACCTGCGCGAGCGCGAGCAGCGCAAGATCCAGAGCGCCTTCATGGGCAGCGCATCCTCCGCCCGGACGTGAATCCCGCATGGAAATCTGGCCCGCCAACCAGTCGCAGACCGAGTTCGCCCGCATCGTCCTCCTCCTCGCGCTCGTCGTCGTGCCCTCGCTCTTCCTGCCGGGCGACGCGGGCCGGTGGGTGGCTTTCGGCGTGGCCCTCCTCATGTTCGCCTTCCTCGTCTTCGACTGGTGGGTGCGCCCGAACCTCTTCCCCGAGACGACGCTCACCGACCAGGAGAAGCTCGCCGCTGCCTTCCAGGCGTGGATCACGCGCCAGGGCATGGTGGACGAGGACCGCCTCAAGAAGCTCGAGGTGGTGAACCAGTCGCTCCTCACGCGCCTGGGCAACATGGACGCCGACCTCGCCGCCGCCAAGGGCGAACTCGCCGCCCTCCGCGCCGCCAAGGAGGCGCCGCCCTCGTGAACGCGCCCTTCGGCATGTGCACCTTCGGCCACCCCCTCCCCGCGGTCTTCCGCGCCGAGCGACAGGACCTCGTCAACGGTGAGGTCGTCACGGACACGCACGCCGTCTGCATCGTCTGTATCGTCGAGGCCGTCCAGGACTACGTGAAGCGCCGCGACGCGCCTCCCGCCGCGCCCGCGCCGCCGGCGGGCCTCACGAACCTCGACCGCCAGAAGCTCAAGGACCTGAGCGACCTGGTCGAGCAGCTTCAGGGCGAGGTCCGCGACGTTGTCGCGCGGAGCTTCCCCACCCCACCCGCTCCATGAGAAATGGAAGGGATAACGAAACGGGTATCTCCGCCCCCGTGCTACTCCACGCCGAGCACGCATGGCGGCAGCGCGCGCCTCTCTTCCTCGCTGGATCCCCAAGACCGGCCTCGCCGGCCGCGCCGTCGCGCCCCAGTGGGCCGCCTCGCTGAACATCCGCCCCGACGTGATGGATCCGAAGACGGACATCGGGCTCCCCGAGCTCTACCGCATGATGCGGAAGAGCAACGCCGTCCGCGGCGCCATCATGACCCGACGCGACCACATCTTCATCAACGGCGTCGAGTGGAAGCCCAAGTTCTCCAAGAAGTGCCTCGACTGCGGATACGAACACGAGCCCGACGCGCGCCCCGACCACTGCGAGAACTGCGGCAAGCTCAACCTCATCAGCCCCGACGTGAAGCAGCGCCAGGTCGCCGACCGCTTCTTCCGCAAGGTGGACGCCAACGGCACGCCCTTCCTGCGCGCCATGAAGATGCACCACGTCCACGCCGCCGTCGCCGACAACAGCTACACGGTCGCGCGCCTGGACTACGACCTCTTCGACGACGACGGCGCCGACCCCAAGACGGGCGAGGTCCACAAGCGCGGCGACATCAAGAGCGCGAAGCTCGTCGAGCTGCTCGTCGCCAACCCCATGACGTTCCGCCGCATCCAGGACCCCATCACGAACCTGCCCGGCGGCAAGTTCTGGATCTGCATCAACGGCGACCACCGCCCCGACTTCCGCATCGACCCCGAGACGCGTACGCCCATTCGCACCGGAGGCACGGCCTACCAGGCGCCCGGCGACTGCCCCTCCTGCGGCCTGCCCCTCCACGACGTCTGGTACATCAGCATCGAGCCCGGCACGCGCGACGTCCCCCTCGCGTACTTCCTTCCCCAGGAAGTCCACCACCACGCGGAGTTCGCCCTCGGCTACGACCTCGGCTACCCGCCCATGGAGTCCATCTTCAACCTCGCCGACGTGACCGTCTCCATGGAGCGCTTCATGAAGGCGTACTACGACGAGATGCGGATGCCGCGCAGCGCGGGCTTCGTGTACACGCAGAACCCCGACGGCGTCCAGCAGGCCTTCAAGGACGCCGAGGACAAGAACGTCGCCCAGCGCGGCCAGCACTTCCCCATCTTCACCGTCGTGCCCTCGCCCAACGGCCCGAACATCCCCATCCACGTGATGGAGCTCTCGAAGCCGCCGGCCGAGATGCAGTTCCTCGAGTTCATGGACTTCTGCTATCGCCGCATCGGCGCCGCGTTCGGCGTCATGCCCGTCTTCGCGGGCGACAACTCGGCGAGCGGTCTCCAGAACCAGGGCCCCGTCCAGTGGGAGGTCACGGCCGAGGCCGCGCGCATCTGGCAGAACGTGTACAACGAGGACGTCTTCCCCTGGATCCTCAACCACCTCCACGTCAGCGACTGGGAGCTGCGCCTCAAGGAGCCCCGCGAGAAGGACGAGCTCAAGAAGGCCCAGACGTGGCAGGCGAAGGCCACGTGGGCTATGACGATGCTCAACCTCGGCTTCGAGATCACGAAGTTCGACCCCAGCACGGGCGACATCCAGATCAGCCTCCAGCCGCGCCTCGGCGGAATGGGCGGCTTCGGCCCGGGCGGTGCGCCTCCTCCCGCCCCGGGCGCCCCCGCAACCGACGGCGCGGGCGGACCCAGCGACGGCACGGACTACGACATTGGAGCGGCGACCCTTTGACCACGACGACGTGCGCGAAGTGCGGCGGCCAGAAGGTCCAGAGCGTGAAGGACACCGACGCCGCCACGGCCGGAGCGCGCCCGTGCACCTGCGACCTCGTCCCCGGCCTCAAGCTCAAGAGGTGAGCGCGTGCGCGCGCCCCTGCGCCTCGTCCAGGAGACCAACGCCAGCTTCGACGCCTGGCTCAAGGCGAGCCGCGACCCGCGCGTGAGCACGGACGACCGCTTCCGCGCCTTCGCCGACTTCTCGCAGCGCAGCGCCCTCCTCGCCCAGTACACGACGAAGGCGCGCAGCGACGAGCGGGAGGAGCTCAACGCGCGTCTCGAGCGCGCGCTGGACGAGGAACTCGCAGCGCTGCCCCGCTTCGGCCGGAAGCTCACGGAGCGCGAGGTCGAGGACTTCGTCCAGCGGCTCGCCCTGCGCGTCGGCGCCGAGGTGACACAGGAGTTCCGCCGCGCCGCGAAGAACGCCTACGTCGCCGGCCTCGAGGAGGTCACGCGCCGCACCGGCGTCCGCCTCCAGTTCAACGGCTTCCACGAAGGCGCCCTCCGCGCCGTGATCGAGGGCGACGGCGCCGCGCGCACGTACGCCGACTTCACCGAGGGCATGGCCCGCCGCTTCAACGGCGTCGTCCGCGAGTCCTACGAGGCCGGCGAGGTGAGCCCGGGCAAGATCACGACGCGGCTCATCGACGAGGCTGGCTGGCAGGCCCGCAAGCGCCTGGAGCGCATCGCGCGCACCGAGACGTGGAAGATCTGGATGGAGGCCCAGGTTCACGGCTACGAGGACGCGGAGGAGCGCGCGGGCGAGGTCTGGCGCTACCGCTTCGGCAAAATCAACGACGCGAAGACGTGCGATATCTGCGGCGCCATCATGGCGGCCATCCCGAGCGAGGGCCTGCCGCTCCAGGACCTGCTGGACACGATGGAGCGCATCATCCGCGCCCGCGCGCACCCCGGCTGGAATCCCACGCGCGACGGTAAGGTCCCGCTTCCCCACCCGAACTGCCGCCACGACATCTGGCGCACCGTCCGCGTCCCCGCGGAGGCGCCGTGAGCGGCTTCGCCAGCACGAACGACGACGTCGTCCTCTGCGTGCTGTGCGGCCAGTACCGCGAGCCCCGCGAGTTCCCCGTCCTCAAGGGGAACCGGCTCTACGAGCGCTGCAAGCCCTGTCTGCGGAAGTTCCCCGTCGAGTACCTCTTCGTCCGCGACAACGCCACCTGCGGCATCTGCCGCCTCAAGGTCCGCGACCTCCGCGAGGCCAGCCGCGACCACATCGTCCCCGTGAGCGCGTGGGACTGGAACGCGCGCCCGGAAGGCCCCCACGTCGAGGACAACCTCCAGCTCGCGCACCTCCGCTGCAACCTCGCGAAGGGCAGCCACGTAGGAGACACCGCCCATGCCTGAGCCCACCGGCTTCGTCACTGTCGTCCCTCACCCCGAGACCACGCCCACCCAGGCCCAGAAGGAGGCCGGCAACTACGCCAAGGGGCACCGCAGCGTCCAAGGCCTTGAGGTCGCCATCGAGACGCCCAAGGGCGCCACGCGCAGCGGCACCGACAAGCACGGCACGCCCTGGAGCGTCGTCATGAACCACGACTACGGCTACCTCAAGCGCACCGAGGGCGCCGATGGCGACGCCGTGGACGTCTTCCTGGGCCCCTTTGCCGACACGAGCGACCGCGTCTTCGTCATCAACCAGATCGACCAGGAGACCGGCGACTTCGACGAGCACAAGGTCATGCTCGGCTTCCGCACGCCCGACGAAGCGAAGTGGGCCTACCTCTCGAACTACTCCAAGGGCTGGCGCTGCGGCCCGATCAAGGAGATGGCGCTCGACGAGTTCAAGACGTGGCTCCAGGAGGGCGACCTCACCGACGTCGCCAAGGCCCTCCCCGACGCGCCGCCCCTCTCCACCTGGCGCCAGCGCGGCACCGGCCGCATCGCCACCGTGATCCGCCGGCGCAGCGACGGCCGCGCCATGCTCCTCTTCCACGACCGCGGCGTCACGAAGCCGGCGGACCTCCGAGGCTTCGACCCCATCACGAAAGGGTAAAGAATATCGGGCGCGATGAGGCCCTCACGCACCGGAAAGGGCCGCGGCGCGTCCCCCGCGAGAGGACGGCGCTCTGGTTGGGCGAGTCCGTTCGTCCCGTGGCCCGGGAAGGCGCCAGGAAGGCCCGCGCGGGGCTTAGCACGCCCCAAGGGACCGATGAGTCGGGGCCGCGCACGCAAGGGCTCGGGTGGACACCGAGCCGCCTCTACGGGGGTTGCGCTGGCCGACCGACGGGTCGGACCGGCCCGCGCTCGCTGACCGCATCCGGCGGGGTCCGGGCAACCGGATCCTTCCGTCATGATCCACCGCCAAGAACGGAAACTATTATCGCCCTTGGCCTCCTACACCTTCACCATGCCTGAGCCGCGCTGCGTCATCCGCCGCGACGACCACGACCGCGCCATCGTCCTCGTGATCGACAGCGAGGGGCGCGAGATGCCCCTCAAGCACGTCGTCCGCCACAGCCCGACGGGGATGGAGTTCGGCTACGGCGGCGGCGGGCCCAGCGACCTCGCGCGCAGCCTCATGATCCATTGGTTCGGCGACGCGGTCGCGGACCTCCACTACCAGGACTTCAAGGCGCAGTTCGTCGCCGCGCTGCCGACCGAGGGCGGCGTCATCACGAAGCGCGAGGCGACGGCGTGGCTCCAGGCCCGCGAGCTCCAGCGCGAGGTCGATGAAGGCCCCGAAGCTGCGTTCGCGTGAAGCGGCAGGCGGCAAGGCCAAGTAGCGAACCCGACGGATAACAGGTTCATGGTTGCCGTTGCGGGGGCCTCAGTGTTCTCCTTCGACCTGGACCTCGGCGCGGCGATCTTCCTCATCCTCTTCGTCACGCTCTGGATCCTCGAGCGCGACGAGTAGGCGAGCAGCGAAGATGGAAGGCTTTATCGAAGTCGGGGGCTTCGTAGGGTCCGCCGCGGCGCCCTTGGCAACCGGGCGTTCGGTGCATCCAGCCGCGCGGGCTCTCTTCGGATTCCTTCTGGAGCCCGCGCGGCGTCCTGTTCTCCCAACATGGAAATGATTATGATTCGGCGCGCGCTTGCTGGGCGCGGAGCGAACCTCCATGTCAGCACCCACCGCCGCCTCGACGACCGCGCCTGCCACGCTGAAGATCACCCGCGACGACCTCGACGAGGCCGGCTACTACCGCCACTCCGAGAGCCTGAAGGTGGAGGGCTCCATCGAGATCGCCGCCGGCCTCTCGGTCGTCCGCTTCCGCGGACGACTTGAGGCGAAGCGAACGATTCGAGCTCTCGCGGGCTCGGGCATCTCCGCGGGCGAGGGCATCTCCGCGGGCGAGGGCATCTCCGCGGGCTGGGGCATCTCCGCGGGCGAGGGCATCTCCGCGGGCTGGGGCATCTCCGCGGGCGAGGGCATCTCCGCGGGCTGGGGCATCTCCGCGGGCGAGGGCATCTCCGCGGGCGAGGGCATCTCCGCGGGCGAGGGCATCTCCGCGAAGCGTTCCATCATCACGAAGCTCCAGGGCATCAAGGCGATGACCGTCAAGGCGCTCCGCATCCTGGCCGGCGTGGACACCACCGAGCCGCAGACCATCAGCGTCACCGCCGTCGAAGGCGGCGAGGTCATGCTCGGCAAGGTCGTCTCGCGCGCCGAGGAACTGCGCGTCGTGAAGGAGGACATCTTCCGCGTCCTCGACACGAGCCCCGGCGAGGTCGCGGGCCTCCGCCAAGCCCTCGTGGACGGCCGCATCGACGGCTCCGTGTACCACGGCGACTGCGCCTGCCTCGTCGGCACGCTCGCGAACCTCCGCGGCTGCGACGTCAACGACATCCCCGGCCTCAAGCCCGACAGCAAGCGCCCCGCCGAGGTCTGGTTCGCCCAGATTCGGCCGAAGCGCACGCCGGAGCACAGCGGCGTCGCCCGCCTCACGCTGCAGTGGATCGACGAGTACATCGCCGCCCACCCGCGCGCTTGAGTCGAGGCGACCACCATGGCGCGCGGGAATCTCACGAAGAAGGAGCGCGTCCGCCGCGCCATGGTGATCCTGGGTCCCGATGCCCGCCTCGCCGACATCGCCTACCTCGCGAACCTCGACCCCATCGGCGCCGTCCGCATCATGAAGCAGCTCCACGCGCGCCAGACGGCGCCGACATCGACGAAGCACGCCCACTACCCCGTCCGCGGCTCCGGTCGCTGGACGCTCCCTTCTCCCTCCGACTACGCCCACGCATAGGAGACCGCGCCCGTGACCGCCGCCGTCCTCGCCCCGACCCAACCTCTCGCCCCGCCTCGTGCACATCCCACTGAGCTCTTCGTGGACCTCTTCTGCGGCTTCGGCGGCGTCACCGCCGGCAAGAAGCGTGCCCTCAAGCGTCTCGGGCTGCTCGTGGGCGAGGACGCGGACATCATCTGCGTCAACCACAGCCGCGCCGCGCTCGACGGCCACACCGCCAACAACCCGGACTGCCTCCACGTCCACTGCGACCTCGAGACGAAGGACCCGCGCGAAGTCCTCCGCACGACGCCCGAGTTCCCCGACGGCCACCTCTGCGACGCCTGCCGCGACCTCGAAGTCGTCGAGCCCTGCCCCGCGACGGGCAACGTCGGCCGCTACATCACCGGCATGTGGACGAGCGCGCCCTGCCAGCGCTGGAGCAACGCGGCCAAGGCGCCCTACTCGCGCCCGCAGGACCGCGCGACGCCCGACTACAACCATGACTGGCGCCGCTACGGACGCCCCGCCTTCGTGATCGAGGAGAACGTCAAGCAGATCCGCACCCGCTGGGACGGCTGGGCCGCGCACGTCGCGAGCTACGAGGCCGATGGCTACCGCGTCGAGGTTCGCGTCCTCAACGCGGCCTGGTGGGGCGTGCCTCAAGGCCGCGAGCGGCTCATCCTCGTCGCGCTCCGCCGCGACATCTACGGCGACGGCCCCGCTCCGTGGCCCGCCGCCACCCACAGCGACCCTGAGCGTCCCGTCTCCGGCACGCAGCCATACGTGCCCGCCATCAGCGCGCTCGACCTCTCGAAGTGGGCGCCGAGCTTCTTCGAGGGCAAGAAGGTCAAGGGCCCCCAGCGCGGCCAGCCGTACTCGCGCATGGTGCGCGCCCGCATCGCGCGCTACATCCGCAGCGAGGGGCGCTTCTGGGAGCCGCTCGCCCGCGCCATCGAGGACTTCACGGGCCCTGTCCCGCTCGACGTCGCGCTCGCCTCCTGCCCCGAAGAGGAGTGGCCCTCGTGGCTCAAGCGCGACGGTGAGAACGTCGTCTTCGAGGGCTTCGCCGCGCCCGACATGGTCGTGAGCCAGTACGACGAGGGCGTCTGCCGCAGTCCCGACGACCTCGCCATGACGCTCACGACGGCCGGCTACGTGCGCTTCGCGCAGGTCCGCGCGGTCCTCCCGCTCCGCGGCCTCCGCGGCGGTGAGGAAGCGAACCCGGCTTACGACCCTGCCGAGCGTCCCAGCCATGTCGTCGTTGCGGGCCACGCGCACGGGAACTTCTTCGAGGCCCGTCTCCACTACGCCGCGCCGATCATCGTCCCCGCTCACGGCGAGGACAAGCGCCGCGGTGAGCACGGCCAGGCGCCGAGGTTCCACCCGCTCACGGACGTCGCGCCCACGACGCCGGCCAGCCGCGCGCTCGACGTCGCGTTCCCCTTCATCGTCACCTACAACGGCGGGTACGGCAAGGGCCCCCAGGCTGACGTCGTCGAGCCCAGCACGACCATCACGACGCGGCCCCGCCACTACCTCGCCGCGCCGCGCATCGTCGCCCGCGCCAGCGAGTGCTTCCTCGACCTCGGCTACCGCCAGATCGACGTCCTTGAGACGGCCGTGCTGCAAGGCTTCGACCGCTCCATCAAGCTCGTCGGCAGCCTCCGCGTCCAGCAGCGCGGCATCGGTAACGCCGTCCCGCCGCCTCTCGCGGAGGCCGTCATCTACGCCGTGTACGAACGCCTCCTCCAGATTCGGGGCGTGGCTGCGTGACGCCTGGCGCAACTTCTTCCCTCGGACCAGTGACCACCATGAGCCCCAGCCCGCCGCCCTTCACCTCCGCCGACCTCGACGCGCTCGTCCGCGACTTCCTCGACCACAGCGCCGCCCTCCTCCTGAGCAAGGGCCAGGAGTACGCCGGCGCCAACGCGAACGCCGACCGCCTTCGCAACTTCCGCGACGTCGCCGCCTTCACCGGCCAGCGGCCCGAGGAGGTCTGCGCGACGTACTTCATGAAGCACGTCCAGGCCATCACGCACGCCGTCCACGACGACCGCTACACCTGGGCGTACACGCTCGACGACGGCAGCGAGGGCCTCAAGCAGCGCATCTGCGACGGCGTGAACTACCTCCTGCTCCTGGCGGCCATCCTCGAAGCGAAGGAGCGCGCCAAGGCCCCGGGAGGCGCGTAGCCGTGTACGAGTGGGACGTCGTCGAGGTGGACAAGAAGGCCGCCGACATCGCGAAGCTCCTCAACGACCGCGAGGCCGACGGCTGGCAGGCCGCGGACATGCCTTGGCACGTCGGCGCGCGCCGCCTCGAGGGCGACACGTGGGTCGAATCGCTCCTCGTCCCCTTCGTCCGCGAGAAGGTCGTCGCGGCCGAGAGCGCCGAGGTCGCGCCGCCGGAGGACGCGCAGGCGCCCGCGCATCTGGGGCCTCACGATGTCGTCCTCTTCCACCTGGACGCGGCGTACCGCGCGCTCGGCACGCTCCCCCAGGTCACGGACATGCAGATCGCCACGAACCGCGGGTGGCTCGACAAGATCCTCCAGGGACTCCGCGGCGACGTCCTCAAGGCCATCGGGGAGGGACGCCTGTGATGAATCCCGACGAGAGCGGAACCCCTGATGCGACTACCCCGAACGCATCAACGTCTGCCGAGGGCGCGACGAGAGCCCCCGCCGCCCATGGCCGAGCGCGCCAAGGAAGTCATGAAAACCGAGAGAGCTACAACTGCACGAACGCCTACGGGGACTTCGGCGGCGATTGCTCGTGCGGTGGGACTTGCGCCTGTCACGGCACGATCAGCGAAGCGCGGGAGGCGAACCATGTCTGAGCCGTCGCAACGTAGACCCAGCGCCGAGGAGCGCATGACCGCCGCCCGCCGCTCGCTCGTCGGGGCGATGAACCGGGAGGGGTACTTCGTGGACATCAAGCTCAGCTACTGGAAGACCGGCGCGAAGCGGAAGGCGATGATGCTTGTGGAGGTCGAGGAGCGATGACGAATCCAAGCCCCAGCACGCGGTACGAGTGCGCGATCGGCCACCTGATCGACTTCCGCCGCAGCGACGGGACGTGCCCGTACTGCGGCACGAGCGCCGTTCGGAGGCTCTACCAATGACAGGAAGTCGATCTCGCGAGAGGAGGCTGCGCTCGCTGGCGAGTAACATCTTCGTCATCGGCCCCGAGACGTGTCCTCGATGCCATGCGGGGAACGTCGTGCCGGGCCACACGCGCGGCTTCAGCGGCGCCCTCTATCCAGCGTGGGTCTGCGACTGGCAGAACTGCGGGATCGCGGTCTGCTGGCGCCAGGAGACGAAGCCATGTGGCCTCGAAGGGTGCCCGAACGAGAACGGCCTTGCGGTGGTGGTCCTCAATGCCTGACAGCCCCACGACACGAAGGGCCTGCATCCGGTCATCCCGGCACGTTGGCCCGGTCGTCCACGACGGCGAGGGATGGATCGCGGAGTGCTGCGGGGTGAGGCTGCGATGACACTGACCGCACCCAACGGCCGGATCGAGGGCGGCGCATACCGCCTGAGCGCGGCGAATCGCAGGCGTTCCGAGTGCGGGTGCTGCTCCGACGCGGGCCTGATCGAGAACCACATCTGCGCGTGCCCATGCCATGACGGCGACCTGGTGTTTCTCGACGGAGCGTGGGTCGATGGATAGGAGTGACCGCTTCTTCCTCGTGTGGCTCGCCGACGAGAGCGGCGACGAGGTGTGGGGCTGGGATTCGACCGAGGCCCCAAACCAGGGGCGCGAGGCGAGCCGCCCGGAGGACTCCTCCATCGACGGCCGCGAGTGGACAATCGCAACGGCGGTGGACGCATGAAAGGAAGTGGCCCCGTCTTGGCCGGCGAGCGGTCGTGGGCCGTCGAGGAGGGGGACTGCCTGGAGCTGCTGCAGGCGCTCCCGCGGGAGTCCGTGGACGCCGTGGTCTCCGACCCGCCGTTCGCCTTCGCCGGCGGGATCAGCAACGGCTTGAGCGCACGGGCGGACGCTCAGTTCTTCGAGCATTGGCTCGTGGATCTCTTCCGTCAGCTCTATCGCGTGAGCAAGCCGGAGGCGGCGTGGTTCCTCTGGGCCGACTGGCGAACGGCGCCCGTGTACGATGCAGCGCTCGCGCGAGCGGCGCCGGACATGCACAGCGGCCGGTACGTCTCCCAGGTCATCATCCACGACCGAGAGATGGTCGGCATGGGGAGCCCGTTCCGGAACCAGACGGACTGGATCGCCCTCGTGCGGGGACCGGCCACCGACTTCAAGGCGCGCATCCCCAAGGACCAGCCGAACATCATCCGGTCGTACTGGTACTACGGCAAGCACGAGCACCACCCCGCGGAGAAGGACCCCCAGGTCGCGCGCAAGCTCGTGGAGTGGGTGACGGACCCCGGCGGGCTCGTGCTCGACCCGTTCACCGGCAGCGGGACGACGGGGATCGGCGCGCTCGCCGCGGGCAGGCGCTTCATCGGCATGGAACGCGACCCGGCGCACGTTGCGACGGCCCGGCGCCGTCTCGAGGAAGTGCCGACGGGTCAGCAGGTGCGGCGCGGGATCTTCTCCTTCGGCGAGGTGTCGGGATGAATCGAAGCCTAAGAAGCGAGGGGGAGGAGGGCGCCGCAGGTGTCGCATTTGCTCCCGACGCGGCGGAGGGCGCGGCCCTCGCTGGGCGGGCGCTGTTCGTAGATGGCGCGGGTGCGCTCGTGCTTGCAGGCCATGTCTCAGGCCGCCTGCTGGGCGAGCCTCGCATGGGCAGCCTCGTAGGCGCGTTCGAGGGCGGCGACGTGGGCGGCGGCGGCGTGGGCTTCCTCGGCGTCGCTCTCGGCCGCGTTCATCGTCTGCTCGTAGGCGCGCTGCGCGGAGAGGATCGCGGTCTCGTGCTCGGCGTCGAGGGCGTGGAGGAGGTAGCGGGGGGCCGTGGTCATGTCGGGTTCAACCTGCGCGTCTCGCGCAAGTCTGCTATAGCACCACGGGTGCATATAGGTTGCTATAGCAGGGGGTGGGCACCGTGAGCCCGCCCCAGAGTAGTGCAAACACCCAAGGGCGCGGGTCGCGCTCCGTCGAGGGGCACGACGCCTCGGAGGTGAACATGGATACGAGCCGGATCGTGGAGGAGTTCGAAGCGACATGGCGCGAGTTGCATGCCGAAAAGTGCGACAACCTTGAGCGCTGCGAGTCCTTCGGCGGGTCCAGCTATTGCTACTGCAAGCGTCCGGCTTCGCTCGCGGAGGCGATCTCCGGATGAGTGCAAGCCGTTGCCGGCGCGTCTTCGTGCCCCTGGAGCAGGGCGCGGGCGGCTTCTACTGGTGCGCCGCGCACGAGTGCCCCGAGATCGTCTGCACGTACACGAAGGCAGGTGTCGCACCATGACAACGGATCGAAGCGTCTGCGTCTACTGCTTCGAGCCGTTCCAGCCCGGCGTCACGGTCTGGAAGCGCAACGGTGGGGGCGCCCAACCGGATTGCGCTCGGAAGTACGAGCAGGGGGGACTCGATTGAGTGCGGAGAATCGAAGGCGTTCAAGCTCACCTGGGTCCGCGTCCCCGAAAGACGCGGTGGTGCCAGCGGGCGGGCAGCGGGACGCCGGGCGTAGCGCCCCGGTGGATGATCGCGGCCCGTCGTCTCGAAGTGGTCCCGTCTGGCGCGTCGGCCGCAAGGTGGGCCGCACCCTCTACGTGGACGACAAGCTCGTCGGCATGGTGGACACGCCCGAGATCGCCGCCCAGATCGCCGCCGCGATGAACAACCACGGCAAGTGCCCCTGCTGCGGCCAGTGGCCCTGCAAGTGCGTCCCCGCGGAGGACTGAGGCGATGCCCGACCGCGTCTCCCGCGACGCCTACTACATGGGTATCGCCCGCGCCGTCGCCGCCCGCGGCACCTGCTCCCGCGCCAAGATGGGTGCCATCGTCGTCGTGGGCGACGCCGTGGCCGCGACGGGGTACAACGGTTCGCCTCGCGGCACGCGGCACTGCGACCACGCCGACCGGATCACGGTTCGCCCGGCCCTCATCAGCGCTACGGGCTGGACCGAGGAGGAGCGCGTCAACGAAGGACCCGGCGACATGGAGAACGGGCACTGCTCAAGAGCCGTGCACGCGGAAATGAACGTCGTCGCCAACGCTACGCGCTCCGGGACCTCGCTCGTCGGTGGCACCCTCTACGTGACGGCGACGCCGTGCTACCGCTGTGCGCCCCTCCTCGTCCAGGTGGGCATCACGCGCATCGTCATGGACGGCGAGTACCGCCCCGACCCCCGCGCGCTGGAGCTCCTCTCCGAGGCCAAGGTCGCCCTGGAGTACCTCGCGAGGTGACCAAGCTGAAGGTCCCCCTTGCCGCCCGCCGCGTCATCACGGAGCAGGGCGACCAGATGCTGGAGATCTGGGCGAACGCGCGCCGGTTCATGGAGCGCGCGCCCATCCTGCCGTACTACTACTCCGCGCGCAAGCCCAGCGAGGTCAACACCGGCGAGGACGAGCCGACCCTCACGGGCGTCATGTACGTCTCGCCCGAGCCCGTCATCCCGCTCTCCAGCCTCACGCCGAGCGCGCAGCCCTGGTACAAGGTCGAGGTCCAGAACGTCAACCACGTCCGCCGCAGCCACCGCATCGAGGACCCCTCTCCCTGCGGCGTCGTCGCGGAGAACCACCTCGGCTACGTCGAGCGCGTCCTGATCGACCTGCCCGACTACTACGAGGCCTTCCCCAACGACGCGCCGCTCCGCTTCCTTGCCTTCGACATCGAGCAGCTCACGAAGGGCGGCCCCTTCCCCGGGCCCAGCGACCCCCTCGTGAGCATCGCGTGGGACTGCTACACCGAGAACGACTTCATCCCCAAGAGCCAGGACCACATCCGCTGCGAGCTCGCCGACTTCCGCGCCGATGGCACCGTGGACGACTCCCGCCTCGTCCGCGCCTTCGTCCAGGCCTGGAAGGAGTGGGACCCCGACGTCGTCGTCGTGTACTTCGGCCACCGCTACGACATCCCGCGCCTCATGGAGCGGATGGAGCGCCTCGGCATCGACCCCGCCGAGCTCTCCCGCACGCGCAAGGCGCCCTGGATCGAGGAAGAGAAGTTCGCCAAAAAGACCCGCAAGCGCGTCCACGTCCCCGGCCGCGTCGTCTTCGACGTCTGGGAGAGCGTGGACAACGACCAGACCATCTACGGCATCAAGAACAAGCAGCTCAAGACCATCGCCGAGTGGATGAAGCTCCCCGCCATCCGCGAGGACACGGGGAACACGGACGGCCTCCTGCGCGACCGGCCGCGCGACCTCGTGCGCTACAACAAGAACGACGTCTGGCTCACGCGCAGCATCAGCCGCAGCTACTGGTTCAACTTCGTCGCCCTCGCCGAGCTCATGCGCGCGCCGCTCGACAGCGTCCTGCGCGCCAGCCCGAACTTCTACGTGACGACGCTCCAGGGCCGCGCCATGCTCAAGAGCGTGCCCCGCGTCGTGAGCGACGGTCGGAACTCGCAGCGCTTTCGCAACCTCCTCCACAATCCCCACTGCCCCAAGAAGGTCCGCGCCGCCACGAAGATGCTGGAGCCCGCCCCCGTCACCGGCGCGCGCATCGAGATCTACCAGACCGGCTTCTTCGCGCCGCTCTACAAGGTGGACTTCGGCAGTATGTACCCCAGCATCATCGCCTCGCTGGGCATGGGCAGCGAGAACGTCAAGTGGATCGGCCACGAAGCCTTCGGCCCCTTCCGCCTCCTCAAGAACGACGCCGGCGAGCGCACCCTGAGCCTCCCCGACGAGGGCTGGAAGCGCAACCACCTCATCCGCATCGTCGGCTTCAGCCCCGCCGCCGCCGAACTCGCGCGCCTCCGCCAGAGCCGCCTTGACCTCAAGGCCGAGCGCAAGGCCCTGGACAAGAAGATCCGCGCCCGCGCAGCCGAAGGCGGCGCCCCCATGAGCCCCGAAGAGGAGGGCGACATCATCCGCCTCACGGCCCAGGAGGACGCCCTCAAGCGCGTCATGAACGCCTACTACGGCGTCCACGCGGGCGAGACGACGCGCTACGGCAACCTCGCCGTGGGCATGACCGTCACCGCCATCGCGCGCCTCCTCGCCCGCCTCGTCGAGGACGTCCTGGGCGACGCGAAGGTCGAGACCGACACCGACGGCGTGTACGCCAGCGCGCCCCCGCCCATGGACGCCATCCGCGAGGCCATCGAGCGCTTCGCCCGCGATCAGCTTGGACTCGAGAGCCACTTCTTCACGGTGGACCTCGACGAGTACAAGGCCGGCTTCTTCGACAAGCGCAAGGTGTACCTGCTCCAGAAGAAGGACGGGGCGTTCGAGAAGCACGGCGCCGTCTTCAAGAGCTCCAAGGCCTGCGGCCTCGCCGACGACATCCTCGACGAGCTCATCAAGTACCTCTTCGCCCGCGACGAGAAGGGCGGGCGCGACTTCGTCCTCCGCGCGCTCAAGCTCGAGGACGTGCCCATCGGCAAGTTCGTCTTCCGCGTGAAGCCCAAGACGCCCGACCTGAACCTCGCCGTCGTCAGCGAGCAGAAGAACCGCGACACCACCGTCGCCGACGCCCTCAACCGCTCGTACGGCAGCGGCACGCCTCAAGGCAAGCAGGTCCTCCAGAGCTTCTACCGCGTCCACAACCGCCTCCCGGGCACGGAGGACTACGTGGAGTACGTCACGACGCGCAGCGGCTACGAGGTGCCCAGCGCGCCCGGCGTGGAGAGCCGCATCGACCTGGACTACTACCGCGCGATCATCCGCGACCTCGCGGAGCGCTTCGGGATGGCGCCGGGCGGCAAGCAGGTCAAGCTGGACGGCTTCGCCCAGGCCAGCGCGGAGGGCGCGCAGAAGACGCTCGCCACGGCCGAGGGCGACGAAGACGAGGCGGAGGGAGATATCGAGTGACGCAAGGCGGAATCTGCTGCGGTGCGCGGATGAACGGCTCGGCCGCGGTATGCCTTCGCCCGCCGGGTCATCCGGGCAAGCATAGCTTTCACCGTGAGGGCGGGGGAATCGAATGGTAACGGCATCACGTGGACCGCGGGGGAAGCCCCCGAACTGGCAGGCTGGATGGAACTACGCGCCTCCCGAGCCGTGCGCGTGCCGCGGTGGGCATGGCGCGCGGTGCATGGCGTGTCTCAACCGTTGGGCTGAGGCGCAGCGGCGATTAACGAAAACCCCCTCCGGCGTTAATCGCGTCTGATTCTACTAAAGCGGGTGAAGCCACGACGCGCCGAGGTCGCCCGCTGGGCCGGTACGTTCCCTTGTGCGCGGGGTGCGGGAGGGCGCTCACGGGTTCGGTGTTGGTGGCGGCGCGGCGGCGTGGGGATTATAGGTGTCCGACCTGCCCACGACCGGAAGGGTAAGCATTATGAAAGCGGCTCGCGTAAGTGACCCCACGCGAAAAGGAAAGGAATACCGATGCCAAGCCGCCACATCACGCCCGCCAGCCTCGTAGAGACCCGCCGCCACCTCCGCGCCAACCGCCGCCTGTGGAAGAAGCTGGAGAACGACCCGAAGGCCAACCGCCGCTACTGGGAAGGGCGCCGGGGTCTCCAGAAGCCGAAGCCCAAGACGGTGACCATTACGGCCGCGTCCGGCTCCCCTGCCGAGCGGCCCCAGCGTCCGGCTCCCGTGGCGCCCCAGGTCGTCTCCGTGGCTCCCTCGGCTCGCGTCCTCACGAAGGCCGAGCTGCGCGACCTCGCTCGCAAGACGACCTGCAAGGACCCCACCTGCGCCCACCTCGCAGCCGACCACGTCAGCGACGGCTGCGGCGTGAAGACCTGCCCGTGCCGCCTCACGAAGGGCGACGTCCTCCGCGCGGCGTGAGCGGCATGGGCGTCCTTTCCTTCGCGCTGAGCCTGCTGGGAGCCGCCGCGGGCTGGGCCTCCATCTTCGGGCTCTGGGTCCTCGTCCTGCGCTTCAGCCGCAGCGCCTCCTCGGCCATCCTGGGGGCACTCGCGTGAGCCTCACCATCGGCATCCTGGTGGGCGTGGGCATCGCGTTCGTCGGCTGCCTCTGGCTCCCGCCCCTCGAGGGCGAACGCGACGTCCGCGGGGCCGCCCTCTTCGTCGGCGCCATCCTCCTGGGCACCGCTGCGGGGCTGGCCTCGTGATCGACGAGAGCGTCCTCAAGGCGGCGTACGAGCAGTCCACGTTGCCGCCTCGCGCGCCTGCGATGGAGATCATCGAGGAGCCGAGCAGCTTCGTCCTGACGTGCGACATGCCCGGCGCCGACCGCGAGGACATCCGCGTCGACGTGAGCCCCCACCGCGTCGTCGTCGCCGCGCTGCCCCGCGCCAAGGAGACGAAGCCCGCCAAGCCCGGCGCGCCCTACCAGTCGTTCGAGCGCGCGGTGCCCCTGCCCAGCGAGGTCGACCCCGAGAGCGCCGAGGCGCGTCTCAACAACGGCGTGCTGGAGGTCGTGCTCCCGAAGAAGCGCCTGGGCGGCAGCGGCGTCTACCGGCTCCCGGCCGTGGAATAGCTGGTCCGCGCTCCTGATGCGTTCACGCGCTCCACGCGCGGATGAGAGTCGTTATCATCGCCGTTCGCGCTATGACGAGCGGGGACCTCTCGTGCGGAAGGAGGACATCATCCGGCTTCACGCGCTCCTTTTCCAGCTCCGCTGCGCGATGGAGGGCCTCACCGACGCGGGCGACGCCTTCGCCGCCTACGACAAGCTCGGCATCCTCCCCACGCACATCCAGCAGGGCAAGGGCGCCCACCAGCGCGCCGTCTTCGTCCTCGGCGAGGCCCTGAGCAAGGTCGCGGTCGCCTCGAGCGCCGACCCGAAGCTCAAGCACGTTCTCCGCTTCGTGCCCGCGCCGCCCGCGCGCCTCGGGTGACTGCGCGCGCATCGCGTGTAACCATGCAAAACGCAACGGCCTTCGCTTCGCCGCGCGACGAGGATTCGCGATGAGCGACGCTCAAGCGCCGTTCGACAGCGCGGACGACGCGGCCTTCGAGGCTGAGGACGTCATGCTCATCCTCCGCCGGCCTGGGGAACTCGCGGAGCCCGGCGCGCACGCCACGCTGCGCTTGGCCGAGGCGCTCCTGCGCGTCAAGCGCGAGCAGCCCGAGGCGTGGAAGATCCTCTGGGCCGCGGGCGTGCGGCTCAACGAGAAGAACATCGAGCTCCTGACCCAACGCCGCGACCACCCCAGTCTGGGCGTGGACCCATGAACCCGGTGGAGCAAGCGCTCCCGCCGCCCTGGCGCCTCGACGCGGCCGTCGGCATCGCCATCCTCGGCCTGCAAGCCCTCTTCTGGATCGCCCTCGCCGCGGCGCTCTACGCCGTCGCCCCGCCACGGCGGTGACGCGCACGGTCGCGTGCGACGACTGCGGCGCGTACGTGCGGCCTGACGACGTCCAGGTCCTCTACGTGGGCACCGCGGACGGCACGCTCACGAAGAACCTCTGCCGCAGGTGCCATCGCGTCCGCTTGACGGGAGAGGCCCTCCGCGTCGATCCTGACGACGTCGAGGACGTGCGGGCCAGGCAGGCCGAGCAGCGCGCGAGGTTCCGTCCATGAAGCGCCTCAAGCAGCCCTACGAGGCGCCGAGGGCGCGGAGGGGCTTCTGGACGCACTTGTGGGGAATCATCGCGAAAAGACGATAATCACCACCGTCTTAGGCTGCCTGAGGAACATGCCTCCGAATCCCCTGACCCCGACCGACGCGCAGGCCGCCGCCGACAAGATCGCCGCACTCCTCAAGGACGCTGGCGTGCCGGAGAGCCTGGCGCGCGTGAGCGTGCACGTGGACGAGCGCGAGGGTGGGCTCCACCAGACGTACGTGCACGTCGAAGCCTGGTTCCCGGGCCCCGGGCTCGTCGCGGAGACCCAGCGCCACGAGGCGGAGGCCCAGGCCGCTGCCGAAGCCGCGAAGCCCGCCGAAGCGCCTGCCGAAGCTCCCGCGCAGTAGGCGCGCGCCCGCGCGGCGGGTCGCCGCGATTATCTTTTCTTTCGAGCCACGCGCAACAGCCGAAGGCTCCTGCAAAACGGCCGCCTAAAATACTTCCCATGTTCTAAGGTGGAGCGATGGCCGCCACTGCTGACGAGAGCGTCCCCGAGCCGGGCCTCCGCGTCCTCACGAAGGGCATGGGCGGCCTCCGCATCGTGTACGGGCCCGCGAGCGTCAGCATCGTGGACCGCGAGGGCGACCTCATCACCGGCCCCGCCCTCAAGAGCCTCCTGCCGGGCATCCTTCTTCGCAAGCGCTTTTCTCTCGGTCACATCGACATCCTGCCCGGCGAGATCCTTGAGAAGTTCGTGGACCCCGCGACGGGCGCGGAGACGCGCACGGAGGTCCGCACCGTCACGAAGGAGGACATGGCGCGCTTCTCCTGGCTGGAGAAGAACGGCGTCCAGGAGGGCGACGACGCGCTCTTCGCCGTCGGCCGCGTGTACTCCAAGGAGCTCGACGGCATCGGCGCCGGCTCCTTCTGCGACAACGTCTGGGACCAGGTCCTCAAGGGCGAGCTCAACGCCTACTCCATCAGCGGGAAGGCCAAGAGCGGATCCCGCAAGGTCCTCTGCGAGCGCGGCGGCTTCGCCTGCAAGCTCGTGAACGAGATCAGCGAGATGGAGGGCAGCGCCATCACGCTCTGCAAGATCGGCATGAACCAGGGCGCGGGCTTCGTCGTCCTGGTCAAGAGCGCGGACAAGCTGCGCCTCGACGGCTTCGTCGTGAAGGGCGACGACTGCGGGTGCGGCTGCGGCGGCGAGTGCGGCGGGGAACCCCACATGGACGAGAACCATCTCCACAGCGACGAGCAGGAACTGGCGACTCTCGAGGCGCAGCTCAGCGAGGTCGCGGCGCACGAGGCCACCGAGGGCGAGGCGAGCGACGCGGCGGAGCTGCGCGAGCTTCAGGCGGCCGTCGAGGCCCTCGCGGACGAGGACCGCTCCGAGCTCGCGATGATGAAGGCGCAGATCGAGGCGCTGGAGGGCAAGGCGTGGACGCCCTTCACGACCGAGGCCGGCACGCTCGGCGCGCAGGACGAGCACGGCAACAAGAAGTACGGCGCCGAGGCCCAGCGGCTCCTCGCGAGCCCCGCGCTCCGTGGCGCCGAAGCCGGTGCGCAGGCCGCCGCCCACGGGCAGGGCGGCGACAGCCTCGGCGGCCAGCGCGGTCCCTACGCCATCGCCGAGGGTCGCGCTCGCGCCCAGCAGAACCAAGTCGCGCAGGCGGTTGATACTGCACCTTTTCGCCGTCTTATGCATGCCGCCCAGGCTCGCCGGGATTTCCCGCGCAACATGGGCGCTCCGGTTACCCGAGAAGATCTCGATGAATACGGCGCGGAGGCTCCGCGCCCCTCGATGCATCTACATGATACCGGACCGAGCGATGCGCGCAACTACAACAGTCCCTATAGGAAACCGATCCAGACGCAACCCAAGCCAGAGGCATCCATCTCTGACGATGTCCACGGCCCCGACGTCCTGGACGAGGCCGGCAACATCCGCGCCCAGAAGAGCGCCGACGTCCTCGCGCTCAAGGCCGAGTTCGAGGCCATCGAGAAGGGCACCCTCACGGACATCGAGGGCGCCGAAGAGGTCGAGTTCCCCCTCATCTACCCCGCGCACCCCACGCACCTCGACGTGAACCGCGCGCACGCCGACAGCATGGCGACGAAGAAGCCCACCGACGAGACGCTCGCCCTCGCGCGCTCGCCCATGGGCACCGACCGCATGGAGGACGCGGCCGTCGGTGACACGCCCCGCGGCGTCCCCCCGCGCGGCCTCGTCGAGGAAGCGAAGCTCAAGCCCGTCCAGAAGGCGCTCGGCGACGGCCAGTCGAACATGGCCTCCAACCAGCAGGCCGTGATGGGCAAGGACGTCGAGGGCGCCATGGGTGGCCCCGACACCGGCGCGGGCTACATGGCGAAGGATCCCCACGCCGAGGCCCACGAGCGCGAGCAGGCTTTCCTCGCCGCGGCCGACCCCGAGGCGCAGGAGCGCGTCGCGCTGGCCCACCAGTTCACGCCGAAGGCCAAGGCCGCCGCGCAGCTCGCCCTCAAGAGCGCGCAGCCCCGCGCGCCGCGCCCCGTCTCGCCCCTCGAGGTCATGCCCCTCGTCCGCAAGGAGGCGGCTGACGTCCAGGTCATGCCCGGCACCGTCATGAAGCCCGGGCCGGGCCACCAGCACTCGGAGAACTTCGAGCGCTGCCTCGCCGACGTGCGCGCGCAGACGCCCGCCGGCCGCGACCCCGACGAGTACGCCCACCGCATCTGCTACAGCACCGTCGGCAAGGACGCCTTCCAGAAGGAGTTCGTCCCCACCTGTCGCGGCTGCCAGCGCGTCCTCAAGGCGCTCGGCAACCAGTACGAGGCCGCCCACTACTTCGAGGTCGCCCTCAAGGCCGCCACGACCGGCCGCGCCTCCTACCACGGCCTCCGCACGCAGCACGTCGCGCTGCTCAAGGCCGACCTCCCCGCGCTCACCGAGCGCCTCCCCGTCCTCCAGCGCCAGCTCACGAAGAGCGGGCCCGCTGAGGTACACCCCAAGGTGAATCCATGAGTCCCGCACCCACGAGTGGGGCGCCGGGGGACCAGAAGCTGAAGGCTCCCCTCCAGACGCCCAACGAGACGCGCGCGCAGGACTCCCTGCCGCCCGAGGCCAAGGACCCGGGCTCCGAGCAGGGAGGCTCCGTCGAGGCCTACAAGGCGTACGCCAAGAAGGCCCTCGGCGTCGCGCAGACCAAGGACGCCGAGAACACGCGCCTGAAGGCGCAGCTCGCGCAGATGGAGGCCAAGCTCAAGGAGTACGAGCCCCACCAGCAGGCCAGCGGCACCGGCGCCCCCGCCCCCAAGCCGACGAACAACCCCGTCAAGGAGGACATGGACAAGGCTCAGTCCCCCGAAGGCGTGGTCAAGCCTCCGCATGACACGGAGGGCGACGTCGAGCTCCCGAGCCTCTACAAGGCGCTCCGCGAGCGCCCCGACCTCATGGCCGCGCTCAAGCAGGACATCCTCAAGGAGCTGCGCCCCGAGATCGAGAACGGCGTCAAGACGACCCTCAAGGGCGTCACGCCCCGCCCCGGTGGCGGTTGGGTCGCCGTCGGTGAGACCGGCTGGCCCAAGCTGCGCCAGATGATCATGAAGGCCGTCACGCACGACCGGCTCGCGGCCGGCTCGTACACGTCGGAGGACTTCGAGTCCTTCGGCTTCAAGTCGCACGGCCAGGACAGCGAGGCCGCGCTCGGCGTGGACCGCTTCGTCCAGAAGATGCTCCGCGACGAGTTCAACCAGGTGGTGTTCTGATAGCCCAGGACCTCTTCGGCGGCGACATCGCCGCGCTGTACGAGTACTGCCTGACCAAGGGCGCCGCGCCGCAGTTCATCAAGAACTTCCTGCTCAAGGCGGGCGGCACGGTCTCCGACATGGCGGGCGCGATCAACGTCGTGTACGGCTCGCTCGTGTACGACCTCCCGAACCGTGAGACGAACGCCCACGCCGTCATCAAGAAGGTGCCGTGGGAGATCTCGGGCTACCGCTACACGAACAGCAACCCGACCACGAAGCTGTACGGCGGCGCTGACCCGTCCACCATCGGGACGGACATCGACACGACGCCCACGGAGCTCTCGAGCATCCCCGGCTTCGTGCACTCGCCCTTCGGCCTGAGCGCCGACGCGGCGTTCCGCACCCGCCACGACGACGGCCTCGACGCCTGGGAGTGGAAGCGCGCCAACATCCGCGACATCCATGCGCAGGGCCTCAACGAGCAGCTCCTGAACTCGGCCCAGGCCGAGGCCAACGCCATCGGCGCGGGCGGCTCGACGGACCCCAAAAACGCCGGCAACGGCGTGGGCATCGACACGCTCGACCGCGTCTTCGCGGCCAAGGCCGAGGCTGACGCCTTCAAGGTCGGCGCGGGCAACTACGGCCTCTTCGAGAACCAGGTCTCGCGCGACACGGCGAACCCGCAGTTCGACGCGGTCGTCGCGCGCCCGGACGGGAAGACGGACAGCACGAGCCTCCAGAACAACATCCCCTTCCAGATCGACGGTCTGGACTACGTGCTGGACACGACGGAGGACAACGGCGCTGACGAAGCGAGCCAGGTCATCCTGACCTCGCGCCAGACGCGCCGCGCGCTCTACAAGGATCTCGCGACCGCCGGCCGCTTCGACATCACCGGCCAGGTCCAGGCGAAGATCACGATGGCGGGCCTCTCGCCCACCTCGACCCACCAGGGCCGCGACGTGAGCTTCACCGTCCGCACCTACCAGGGCCGTATCGTCGTCGCCGACCGCAACATGATGAGCAACGGCACGACCAAGCGCACCGCGACCACCCCCGACGGTGGCACGGGCCTGGGCCACATGCTCGTCGCGGACCAGCGCCACATCCACCTGAAGGTGGGCTTCCCGACCCTGTACATCGAGGCGGACAACCCGATCCTCCTCAACGCCTTCCGCACGAGGGCGCTGTACTGGACCTGCGAGCAGCTCTACTTCACGAAGATCCCGGTGCACGGCAAGGTCCGCAGCATCCTCTCGTGAGGTAGCCGCGAGGCTCCTCCGGAGCGCTGCCCGCCCGCGACGACGGGCAGCCTCCGCCTCTCCCTGATCCGAACCTTCGTCGCACCACCCAACGAACGAGCGTGCGAAACATGACGACCCCCGAAGCCGCCCAAGAACCGAAGCTCATCGAGGCGTACAGCCGCGCCCCGCGCACCTGGCGCGGCCAGTGGCACCCTTCCAAGCCCGGCATCACGTTCTACCCCGACACGCTGTACTACGTCCACCCCGCCTGCTTCAGCACGGAGCGTTTCATGCTCGCGGACGAGTGGCGCGCGGACAAGCAGCGCCGGGACGCCGAGAAGCAGCGTAAGGAGCAGGCGCGCATCTTCCGCGACGCTCCCCCGGCCACCAAGGAGGTCACCGCGGGCGGCGTCGCCGGCGGCCTCGCGCGCACCTTCGCGCCCCCGCAGGAAGCCGATCAGGCGCCGGTCCTGCCCGAGGGCAAGCCCGAGCCCACCATCCGCTCGCTCCCCGCGCCCACCCCGGCTCCCGTCCTGGATGCCGAGGTCTCCACGTCCACGCCCGACGCGCCCGCTGCCGCGGACGCGGAGAGCGAGACCACCGCCGCCAGCGCTCCCAAGGCGCGTGGTGGCAAGCCCAGCCGCAAGGCCGGCAGCCCTGCGGCCACGGAAGCGTGAGACACCATGACGTACAGCTTCACCAGCACCGAAACGACCCGCGAGATCACGGGCCGCCGCCGCAAGATCGCCGGCACCCTCAACCTGAGCGCGTACGAGAGCGGCGGCGTCCTCCTGGACGCGGCAGGCGTTCGCCTCAGCCACCGCATCGTGGACATCGAGCCCAACGGCCCCAGCGACCAAGGCTGGGTCGTCCGCTACGACAAGACGAACGTGAAGATGATCGCCACGCGCCCCGCGGGCGTCCGCACGGTCGCGCTCCCCTCCGCTACCGGCGGCACGGGCGTCAAGGGCGGCACCTCGGCCAACCAGGTCGCGAGCGGCGCGGCCGGCGTCAACGACGCCTTCGTCCACGCCGCCGCGGCCCTCGTCACGACCGTCGTGAACACGGGCCTCACGAACCCCGACACGCCCCGCAACCTCCGCGTCGTCCTCTCCAGCGCGGCCGGCGGCACGCTCCCCGCGAACTGCGGCACGTGCACCATCATCGGCACCGACCAGTTCGGCAACGCCATCACGGAGGCCGTGGCCCTCTCCCCGGTCAACAGCGTCGTCCTCGGCGCGGGCGGCGTCGTCTTCGTCAAGAGCACGAAGGTCTTCGCCACCGTGACGAGCTACCAGTTCTCGGTCAACCTCGCCGCGAGCGTCGCCGACATCCAGGCCAGCATCGGCTTGGGCACGAAGCTGGGCCTCTACGACCCCCTGAACGTCGTGGGCGACTTCAAGGCGCTCTCGAAGAACGGCACGGGCATCGCCGCGGCGACCTACACGGCCGACGCGACGGTCCACGCCATCGAGATGGGCGCCAACCTCGCCAACAACGATCAGGTCCTGGCGACGTACGACTGCAGCCTCGGCCAGCCGCCCGTGGGCACGAACATCGGCAACGTCCTGGTGGACGTCATCGGCATCTGAGGAGACGGTCCGCATGAAGGCCGCTCTCCTCCCCCAGCACCCGGAAGGGCTCGAAGTTCGCGAGTCGCCTCACGGCGTCGTGTACGCCGTCCGCCCCATCCGCTACGGCCGGATGGAGAACGGCTGGAAGCACCGCTTCGTGGACATCGACGTCCTGAGCCTGCCCATGAACGCTGGCCTCGTCCTCGAGCCCGGAGAGCTCCAAGTCACGAAGCTCATCAACGCGAACCCCCAGCCCATCGGCTGGGCGGGCCGCGTCACGTGGGACGGGGACGAGACGCGCCCCTGCTTCATGCTGACCGACTACCCCGAGTTCGGAGACGACGAGATGCCCGTCCTCCGCTTCCGCGTGGAGGTGACGGGCTCGTGAGCCCCGCCCGCCGGGCCGCCGTCGTGAACGGCCGCGACGCGGTCGCCATCGTCGCCATCGTCGCCATCGCGAGCCTGGAAGGCGTCGCGCTCGCGACCGGCCGCGATGGCGTCTTCTTCAGCGGCACGCTCGCGCTCATCGGCAGCATCGTCGGCGTGAGGCTGGGCGTCAAGGCGCTCCGCCTCAAGCTCGTCGAGGAGGAGGGCTGAGCATGGCGCGCGGCGTCCCCTTCTTCATCACGGGCTACAACAGCGGCGTGAGCACGAGCATCACGGACCTCGCCGAGCACGTCGCCGGCGGCGCGCTCTACGCCTTCCCCGCGGCGGCCACCGCCATGGAGGTCGTGAGCGCGAGCGCCAACGACGCCGCGGCCGGCACCGGCGCGCGCCAGGTCCAAGTCGTGGGCCTCGACGCGAACTACAACCCGCAGAGCGAGACGGTCATCCTCAACGGCACGACGCCCGTCGCGACCGCAAAGAGCTACCTCCGCATCAACGACTTCCACGTCCTCGCCGTGGGCAGCGGCGGCGTGAGCGCGGGCAACATCACGCTGCGCGACGCCGGCGCGGGCACGACGCGCTCGCGCATCACGGCCGGCTTCCAGCGCGCGCTCCAAGGCATCTTCACGGTGCCCGCTGGCTTCCGCGCGGATATCCTCTACCCCGAGTGGGGCGTGGACACCGCGAAGGCCGCTCGCGCCCTCGTGTACGCCAACGTGGACCCCGACGAGATGAGCCCCCTCCCAGTGGGCGTCTTCGTCGAGCTCATCCACCGCATCATGAGCGGTCCCGTCGCACCGAACCTCGCCGAGACGCCCATGGTCCTCCCACCGAAGACCGACATGCGCCTGAGCGCCCTCACGCTCGCAGCGACGGCGGCCGTCAGCGGCAAGATCGGCATCGTCCTCCACCGGGTCCAGTAGGAGAACCTGAATGGGCTACACCCTGTACGCGGCGTGCACCCCGGGCGACGTGGCCGCCTTCCTCCAAGACGAGGTCGGCTTCGACGCCACCAGCCAGCCGCGCGCAGGGACCATCGGGAGCTTCATCGTCGCGGCCGAGGGCGACTTCTTCGACCGCACGGGCACCATCTTCGGCAAGCCGGTCCTCATCACGGAGGAGGTCCACGACCTCGAGGCGGAACGGAGCCGCTACCCGGACCTCTTCGACGGCTTCCTCGTGCGCCGGCCCATCCACCTGCTCAAGAAGCCGCTCGTGCCCTTCCAGGCGGCACGGAACCACAAGATCGAGCTCTTCCTCGGCAGCGCCACGGCCGTCGCGGGGAGTCCGGGCGCGGAGACGTGGGACGAGTGGGTCGCGACGAAGACGTACGGCCGCACGCAGGACTACTGGGCCGACTACCAGAAGGCCATCCTCTACATCCGCAAGAGCTTCATCGTGCGCCGTGACGCCCTCGCGCGCATCACGTACGAGGTCGGCTTCGTCCCGCCCACGCTCACCGGCGCGCTCGGCACCACCGACACGACCATCCCCGTCAGCGACACGCGCTGGCTCCAGAACCGCGGCTGGATCCGCATCGGCGACGAGTACATCGCGTACTCCGCCAAGAGCACGAGCGCCGGTCCCGGGAACCTCACCGGCTGCCAGCGCGGCTACTTCGCCACCGTGAGCGCGAGCCACGCCAGCGGCGACGAGGTGTACGGCAACATCCCCGACGGCTATCGCCAGCTCATCATCAAGCGCGCGGCCACGCTCTTCCTCCAGAACGAACGCTACTCGGGCCGCGTCGGCGAGGAGTCCGAGGGCTACGGCATCAAGGACGCCGTCGAGCAGTGGGAGAAGGACTGGGAGAGCGAGATCGCCAACAAGTACTCCGCGTGGAGGAACGTCGCGTGACGCGCATCCCCGACGGCAAGCTCGATGCCGCCGACGGCATCATCACACTCGACGGCGCGGCCACGCGCTTCGCTCTTGACCCGGCGGTCATCATCGCGGGCCTGCTCCAGAAGGAGTGGAACGACCAGAACACCGACGGCGTCACGCCCACCATCGGAATCCCGGAGGTCATGAAGGCCATCAAGTGGCAGGGCGGGCGCGACTACATCACCGTCTGGAACGAGGGAAGCAGCGGCGAGACTCCCAACGCCGTCGAGTACGGCTTCACGAGCGAGACGCTCCAGGTCAAGATCGAGTTCGTGACCGCCTACGCGCTCGCGCAGCAGACGGCCGCGTTCAAGGGCCACATGCACCGCCTCCGCGAAGAAGCCCGCCGCATCGTCCTGGCGAATCGTCTCGACAGTGATCCCGCCTCCTTCCTCGCGCAGCCCGCGGGCCCCATCGGCAGCGCGCTCAATCCCAAGACCTACTCCCAGCTCCTGACTGGCCGCCAGTGGATCAAGTGGGCCGCCCACAAAACCGAGCCCCAGCCTTGGAGTGGGGGCACGTTCCGCTTCGTCGTCATCTGCGAGATCGACTGGCGCTTCCGTGAGGTGAAGACCTCGTGACCTCCAAGCAGGGCATCGACGTCATCGAGACCGGCCTCCGCGCCGTGGACACCGAGTTCGGCCCCGCGGCCGGCTTCGGCACGAGCCTCTTCGGCGACTTCCGCCGCGCCCCCTACATCGTGATCCTCGCCGTCATCGAAGGCGGCAGCGTCGCCCGGCTTGACGCCGGCAACACGTACGGCATCGAGGTCTGGTTCTACGCCGAGGACGGCACCCTCTTCACGCCGTTCAACGGGCTCGCTCAGATCCGCATCGAGAATCCTGACGGTAGCGTCCTTCTCGACTGGACGGCCATGGACAACCGCGGCATCGGCCACTATCTGTACCAGTGGCAGACGCCCGACCCCACCGTGACCACGAACGTCGTCCAGCAGGGGACGTACGTCATCCGCGTCCGCGGCCAGCTCCCCAGCGCGCCGAACAACTACCTGACGAACCGCATCAAGCGCTACCTTGAGGTGATCCGCTAAATGGCCGCCGTCTTCCCCGCCGCTGCGTCCGTCAAAGGAACGAATCTCTTCGACGGTCAGGATCGCGCCGAGACCTTCCTCACGGGTCCGGTAGGCAGCACGGACGTGGTCATTCCCGTCAACGACCTCACGAAGTTCCAGTCCTACGGCGGCATCGCGTGGCTGGACAGCGAGCTCATCCGCTACACGGGCCTCAGCGCGGGTTCCGGAGCCGGGAACCTCACTGGCGTCACGCGCGGCTACGGCGGCACGGTCCAGACGACGCACAACGCGAACGCGCCCATCGGCCAGCGCATGAGCGCCGAGCACCTGAACCCCATCATCGACGAGGTGGTCGCGATGGAGCAAGTCCTGACGGGCGCCGCTCCCTTCCTCCACGGCCTCACCATCAAGCCCGCTGCGGCCGAGACCGCCCTCACGCTGGACCTCCAAGATCAGGTCGGTGCGACTGGCTCCAAGTTCCTGTCGCTCCAAGTGGCCGGCGTCGAGAAGGGCAACATCTCGTGGGATGCCGCCCTGTCGGAAATCCAGTTCAACGGCATCACGCTGGAGATCGGTCCGAGCGCTGACCTCGTCATCGACGACTCGCGGAGCCTGTGGTTCGGCACGAGCGAGCTCACGCGGTTCACCTACAACGCGACGAGCGCGCGCACCGAGGTCTCCGGCACGAACCTGAGCTTCCTCAACGCCGCCCAGTTCTCCAGTGGCGCCGGTGTGGCGCCTGATGTCGCCCTCGCGCGCCAGGCCTCCTCCATTCTGGAGGCCACGGGCTCCCTCGCCGGCAGCGTGCGCTACGGCATGAGCGGCGCGGGCACGCCGTTCGTCGCGCTGCGCGCTGCCGCCGCCGATGCGAATCCCATGGCGCAGCTCTCCACGACCGGCGTGAGCTTCGGCGTGGGTGGCGCCACCGCGACCGACGCGTCGCTCGGCCGCCAAGCCGCAGCCGTCCTGGAGCTCACGGGCTCCGTCGCAGGCAGCGTGCGGTACGGCATGATTGGCGCCGCCGCGCCCTTCCTCGATCTCCGCCTCGCCGCGGGCGACGCGAACCCCGCCGCCGAGGTCCTCAAGGACCGCGTCCAGTTCGGCGCGGGCGGCGCGAGCGCGATTGACACGACGGTTTTCCGCCAGGCCGCCGGCATCCTCGCCTTGCCCGATGGGCAAGCCTTCGCGTGGGGCACGAACGCGCCCTTCCAGCAGAAGTACGTCTCGAACGCGAGCGGTGGCTATCTCGTCCGCGCCGACGGCGTGTACGTCATCCCCACCGGCGTCTCGGACGTCGGCGCGGCGATCACGGCGGCGATCAGCGCGGGCGCGCTCAGCATCCTCGTGGACTACTCGACCACGCCGTACAGCATGGCTACCGGCGTGACGATCCCTGGTGGCGTCACCGTGGACCTGGGCTGGGGCAACACGATCCAGCTCGCCACTGGTCACGCCTCGCTCACGCTCTTCCAGGTCAACCCGAACGCGACGCTCCTGGGCTGCGTCATCGACCTCGCGAACTACCTCGACGGCAACGGCAACTGCACGTACACGGGCAACGTCGTGGCCGTGGACGCTGTCGCTGCGAACGCGACGTACCAGGGCCACAAGCCCACGACCGTGCGCCGCTTCCGCTTCCGCGGCACGACGGAGGAGCCCATCCCGGACTCGCCCAGCAGCGTCCTCGCCCACACGCTCAGCGGGACGGCCATCTACGTCAATTCCGGCGGGGCGGTTCAGGGGCTTGCGGTCTATGGTCTTACCGTCGAGGACATCGGCATCCTCGGCTTCCAGTACGGCATCCGCCTCAACCTCTCCACCGCCGTGGCCTTCATCAACGGCAACACGTTCGACAACATCTGGACCTTCGACTGCGCGAACTCCATTAACTCGACCGCGTTCACTCCCGGCTTGAACATCGACGGGAATCTCTTCGTGAACATCGACATCCAGAGCACGAAGAACTCGGTCACGGGCGTCGCCATCGACGGGAGCAACAACAAGTACCACGGCCAGATCTGGGATTGGGCCAACCAGGCGCCCACGAGCGCCAAGCTCAACGCTATCACGGTCACGACGGGGAGCCACTTCAACGACATCAACCTCGGGACCTCGAAGGCCAGCACGGCGGACCGCAGCCAGGGTATTACCGGGGCGGACGGCGCCATCACGAGCGGCACGAACACCTTCGCGGCGGCCACTGGGGTCTTCGTGGCGGCGGACGTCGGGCGCACCATCGTCATCGCGGGCGCCGGCGCCGGCGGTGGCGCCCTCACGACGACGATCAGCGGCTACACGAGCCCGTCCAGCGTGACGCTCACGGCGAACGCGAGCACGACCGTCGCGGGCGCCACGTATTCGCTCCAGATCGCGGATGGAAAGAACTACTGGAAATACAACGGCGCGGACAGCATCATCAGCGCGAAGTTCCTCCAGATCAGCGGCCTCGCCAACAGCCCCGACGGCGCGCTCCTCGACGCCTGGGGCAACAAGCTCCTCGCCAGCTTCTCGACGTTCAACTTCGGCGCGGGCGTCGGCAACTACCTCCTCATCACGCCCGGCCAGGCCAACACGAACACCGTCAAGCTCGGCGCGACCGGCACCGACGCGACGGTCCACCTCCTCCTCGAGGGGAAGGGCGTGGGCGGCAGCGTGCGCTTCCAGGACCCCAATACGGGCCTCACCGCGAACGCCGCCCTGATCGTCCAGCCCAGCATCACGCCCAGCGGCAGCGCGGCGCTCTACAACGTGGGCCTCTTCGGGGGCAACACGCTCACCTTCAACGCGAACCAGACGGGCGACTTCGGTAGCTTCCGCTTCGCGCAGACGACCATCGCGGAGAACTCGGTCGTCGCGGCCATCACGAACGCGACGACGGTCATCATCGACGGCGCACCCATCGCGGGAGCGAACCTGACGGCGATCACCAACGCCCGCGCGCTCTGGGTCAAGGCGGGCCTCGCGCAGCTCGATGGCAACCTCGGCATCGGCGCGGGCGCTGGCGCGGCGGACACGTACCTCATCCGCCAGGCTGCCGGCGTCCTTGCGGCCAGCACGAACGGAGCCAACATCGCGGGCACCTTCTACGCGCAGGTCTTCAAGGCCAAGAATGTGGGCTCCGGCGGCGACCCGTCGCTGAGCAGCGCGAGCAGCGGCCAGAACATGGACTTCAACGGCGTCGCCTTCCGCCCTGCCTCGGACAACGGCGGTCAACTCGGCCAGCCCGCGAACCGCTGGTCCAGCGTGGACGCCGTCCAGTGGCGCATCTTCGCCGCCGCCAACGACGCGAACCCCACGATGCAGGCCAGCGCGGGCGTCCTGAACTTCGGCGCCGGCGGCGCGACCGCCGTGGACGTCATCCTCCAGCGCAACGCCAACAGCGACATGAAGCTCACCGGCTCGCTCGCCGGCGACGTGCGCTGGGGCATGACCGGCGCGAACACGCCCCGCGTGAGCCTGCGCGCCGCGACGAGCGACGCGAACCACGCGGCTGCCGTCCAGGTGGACCGCTTCGAGATCGGCCACGGCGGCGCCAGCGTCGTGGACGTGGATCTGCGCCGCACGGGCGCCAACGCGCTCCAGCTCACCGCGAGCGCGGGCATCACCATCACGGGCGACCTCGTCGGGAGCGCGGACGCGGCCCGCAGCGTGGGCACGGCGACCACGCGCATGTTGAACGTCGTCGCCAACGTCCATGCGATCTACGCCGCCAGCGGCGACGCGAATCCCGTCTGGCGCGCGTCCAGCGCGGGAGTCGCCTACGGCGTGGGCGGCGCAACGGCGACGGACGTTCTCGTCGCCCGCCAGGCCGCCTCGGTCCTCGAGGTCACCGGCAGCGTGGCCGGTAGCGTGCGCTACGGCATGACTGGTGCCGGCGCACCCTTCCTTGCGCTGCGTGCCGCCGCGGCGGACGCGAACGCCCTCGTAAGCTTCACGAGCACGGGCCTCAGCCTGGGGCCGGGCGGCGCGACGGCCGTGGACTGGACACTCCTCCGCACGGCCACGCAGACCGCGACCTTGACGGGCCTCACCATCTTCGCCGCGACCTCAAGCCAGGCGGGCCAGAGCGCCGCGGCGGTGGATCTCGTGCGCGGCGGCACGACTCAGACCGTGACGTTCACGACGAACCAGACGGGCGACGTCGTCGCGAACCACTACTACCAGAAGACCATCGTGAACGCGGGCGCCGTGACCATCACGAACGCCTCCACCCTGAAGATCGACGGCGCGCCCATCCAGGGCGCCACGGGCACCATCACGAACTTGTACGCCCTGTGGGTCGCGGGCGGCACGACGCGCTTCGACGGCGCGCTCAGCACCCAGAACATCAACCCCACCTCGGACGCGACGTACAGCCTCGGCACGAGCACGCTGCGCTGGCAGAACGCCATCGCGAACGTCCACGCCGTGTACGCGGCGAGCGCGGACGCGAACCCCGTCTGGCAGGCCAGCAGCGCTGGCATGGCGCTTGGCGTGGGCGGCGCGACCGCGACGGACGTCCTCATCGCGCGCCAGGCCGCGGGCGTCGTGGAGCTCACGGGGAGCCTCGCGGGCAGCGTCCGCCTGGGCATGAGCGGCGCGAACACGCCCTTCCTCGCTCTCCGCAACGCGGCGGCCGACGCCAACGCCAAGACCCTCCTCGGCGCTGGCAGCCTCGCCTTCGGCCCGGGCGGCGCGACGGCCGTGCGCTCGTACATCTTCGAGCAGGCGTCGAACGTGCTTGCCGCGGGCAACGATGGCGCGACCGTCAACGGCACGTTCTACGCCCAGAACCTCAAGATCAAGAACACGGGCGCCGGTAGCGACGTGACCCTCGCCAGCGCGTCCTCGAGCGCCATCGCGAACATCAACGGCGGCCTCGTGCCCAGCTCGGACGGCTCGTTCAACCTCGGCCTGGGCAGCGCGCGGTGGAGCAACATCTTCAGCGCGGCCTTCAAGACGTACACGGCCGGAACGGACACCGTCGCGACGGTCCAGCTCGACAGCAACTGGATCAGCCTCGGCGCGGGCGGCTCCACGGCGCTCGACATCTTCGTGAAGCGTCAAGCCGCCAGCATCCTCGAACTCACCGGCTCCCTCGCCGGCAGCGTGCGCTACGGCATGAGCGCGGCTAACACGCCGTTCCTCGCGCTGCGCAACGCGGCTGCCGACGCGAATCCGCTCCTCCAGCTCAAGACCGACCGCATCGAGCTTGGTCCGGGCGGCGCCAGCGTCGTGGACGTGGATCTGCGCCGCACGGGCGCGAACTCGCTCCAGCTCACTGCGTCGAGCGGGATCACGGTCACGGGCGACTTGCTCGCGAGCAGCGACAACGCGCGCGCGCTGGGTAGCACGTCGAACCGCATGGCGCACGTCTATGCGGCCGAGCTCGACCTGCTCAGCGCGGCCAGCGGCAGCGTCGGCGCCCTCGTCCCCGCGGCGCTCACGGCCGCGCGCACGTGGACGTTCCCCGACGCCACCGGCACCGTCGCGTTGACCAACCAGGTCGCCGGCCTCCCGATCAAGCGCAAGGTGACGCCCGCGAACTCGGGCAACATCACGGTCACGTCGCAGGGAACGGCCGTGAGCGTCGGTACGTACACGACGAACGGGAATGCGCTCCTCGCCTTCCAGATCAAGGCGACCACTGCGCCGGCCGCCACGCAGAACCTGACGCTCTTCATCAAGGTCACGTTCACTGACAACACGACTCTGAACCTTGCCACGCACAACGACGGCGGCGTCGCGACGACCTTCGACTGGAATCTCAGCGGCGCGACCGTCGCCAGTGCGGTGAGCATCGACTTCCCCAGCGAGGTCGGCAATCAGACGAAGGCCATCAAGCAGATCGACATCATGGCCTACGGCAGCAGCGGCACGAACTCGGGCACGATCACGAACATGCTGATCACCGGCGTGGACTTCTAAGGAGGAGCCTAACGCCCATCTTCGTGAGCTTCCTCTGAATCTGGCCTCAAAACGCTACCGGCATAATCGCCACCGTCTCATCTCCATTCGCTCGGGGCTACCAGGCCCCGCACCGAACGTTCGAGTGATCGACATGGCAACCGACACCGAGATCAAGACCGTCGAGGACCGCGTGAAGGAGCTGGAGCGCGAGAAGAACCGCGCCGACATCGACTACAAGCGCAAGCAGGCGGACCACGCGCAGATCCAGCAGGAATGGCAGAAGAAGCGCCAGGACGTCCAGAAGAAGGCCGCCGAAGTCGAGGAGAAGCTCAACAGCCTCGACTCGCGCGAGAAGGACCTCCGCGACCTCAAGATCGCGTACGACGCGAGCGTCATGGAGTCCCGCCGGCGCCGCCTGAAGGACGAGCTCGCAGACCTCAAGGCCCAGATCAGCGACCTGTACGCACAGCAGCAGGTCGAGGAGCAGCCCATCCTGAAGGAGATGGACGCCCTCAACGACCGGCTCACGAAGGCCACCAAGGCCGCGACCGGCGAGCGCGAGTACCTCGATGAGCTCCGAGCGGCCAAGGACACCTCCGCGCCCCCTGAGGGCTCCAAGCGCCGCGCCGGCGCCGCTGCGCGCGCCAAGGCTGCTGCGACCGACGCGACGGGCAAGGACGTCAGCCCCGCGGACTCGGAGGCCGCCGCCCCGCCCGCGTAGGGCGGCCCACCGCTCCGGGGAGGGGCATCTTCCTTTCCGTCTTGAGGTGCTTCCATGGTTTCCGGTACGCCCTACACGAGCGCGACGGGCCGCCTCGCCTTCGGTCGCGAGACGAGCCTCGGCAAGTTCGCCACGCCCGACCGCTTCTTCGGCATCACGCACCAAGCCGTGGAGCTTCCCGACGTCAGCGTCGAGCCCCTCCCCTACAACAGCTTCGGCAGCACCGGCACGGCGCCAGCGGGCGGCACGGTCGCGATCCGCAAGCGCGCCACGGTCCTCCAGGGTCGCAAGGAGCGCAAGCGCAGCATCACGTACCTGCCCACGACTGCGGAGCCGTTCTACTACGCCTTCGGCGTGGACGACTTCACGCCTGGCTCGCCGAACATCCACGTGATGTACCCGGCGGCCATCGCGGTGCCGCCCAGCCGTACGCTGGCCGCCGCGAACCCCGGCAGCCCGAACTTCCAGCGCCTCTTCATGGGCTACGTCGTGGACGGCCTCCGCGTACAGCTCAGCGAGGCGCGCGAGCTCCAGGTCACGGAGGACTACATGGCGCGCGTCGCCCGCGCCTACGACCTTCCCGCGCCCACTCTCCTGCCGAGCATCGCGACGCAGGCGAGCATCCGCGCGGGCGCGCGGCCCTACATGTTCTACGACCGCCAGGCGAACGTGACGCTCGGCGGCACCTACGACTACTCCGCGAACTCGATCAGCGGAGGTCGCAGCATCGCCCGCGTGCGATCGTTCGACTGGAGCATCCGCAATCAGGCGAAGGCGCACCATTTCAGCAACAACGGCGACCGCACCCAGCTCACGGGCACCGTGACCGTGACCAACGGGTCGGCCGTCGTCACTGGGGTGGGTACGACCTTCACCACCGACCTCTTCGCTGGCGCTCACGTCCTCTTCCAGCAGGACGCGGGCTTCAGCCTCAAGCTCTACACCGTCCAGAGCGTGGACTCCGACACGCAGATCACGCTCACGGCGAACGCGGGTTCGGGGAGCGCAGGCGCAGGCCAGTGGGTATCCCGCATGGACACCGATAACGCGCAGGACCCCTACCAGTTCACCTGGGGCACGCCCGAGTTCGACCTGACGCTTCAGGTCACGCCCGCGGGCAAGACGAGCGCCGACGTCGATGCCGTGTACGACCTCATCGAGAACGGCACGAAGGGCGACTGCCTCATCCCCTTCTGGCGCGGCGCCAGCGACCGGCTCGACTTCGTCTTCTCCCAGTGCATCTTCGCGGAGGGTCCGCACGGGTGGAGAGAAGACGGGAACGAAATCACCGTGGATCTGCGCGTCGTGCCAGAGGAAATCCGAGTCGTCGCGCGGGACACCTTGGGTCAGTATTCGCTCCTCGTTTGAGGTCTGCATGTACATCTACGCCCTCGTTGACCCGCGAGATGGAGAGATCCGCTACGTTGGGAAGGCCAAGGACCTGAAGGTGCGACTGTGGGGGCATCTCCACGAGAAGGCCCGCACGCACAAGGCCAACTGGATTCGGTCCCTCCTCGCCGCCGGCCTGAAGCCGGAGCTTCGCGTCCTTGAGGAGACAGGCGACGATTGGGCTGAGCGCGAGCGGTGGTGGATTCGCCACTTCCGCGAAACCGGCACGCAACTGACGAACTACACCGACGGCGGCGAGGGATGGTCCGGAGGTTCCCATCGCCCTGAGACCATCGAACGTATTCGCCAGAAGAAGCTCGGGACTCCCGCATGGAACCGCGGCCTCAAGGGCTTCATGGCTGGCCGAACCGTCTCGTCCGAAACCCGCGCAAGGATGAGCGCGGCGCAGAGGAAACCGTGGGACGAGTGGAGGGCGCACATGTTCGGGATCATGCGCTACAATGCCTACTCCACGGGATACCGCCACACGCCCGAAGCCATCGAGCGCATTCGCGCATCCTCCCGCGCAAGAGGTATTCCGCCTGAGGTAGCCCGGCGCGGAAGGGAGGCCGCCCTAAAGGCAACAGTCGGACGGACCCAGTCGCCGTCAGAAAGGGCTGCTCGATCCGCCTCGATGAAGAAGGCGTGGAGCGAAGGTCGTCACCCGTCGGTACGTCCCACCGTGACTCCGGCGTTCGCCGCTCACAACAAGGAGGCCTTGGCGAAGGCCTGGGCCAAGACTCGTGGACAACCTCGCAGTGCCGACTTCAAAACCAAAGTCTCCGCTGGAATGAAGGCGTATTACGCCTTTGTCAGGGGGTGTGAGGCCCTCCGATTCCTCACGACAGAATCGATCGAAAGAGTGAGCGTATGAACACCACCGTAACCGAATCCCAAGCTCCTAAGGAACTCGCCGCGCCGAAGAACGCCCAGAGCGGCGAGGCCGCCATCACGCACCTCATCCGTGGCGGCCCCTGGCTCGTGAACGGCCAGCCCACCACCGAGGTGAAGGTCGTGGCCTACCCGGTCACGCGCTGGCACGTCCGACAGGCGATGGAGGAGGCCGCGCTCGCGTTCCTCGAGAAGTACGGAAAGAAGGGACTCAGCCCCACCGTCTTCGAGGACGCTCTCGCCCGCGCGTGCATCAAGTCGTGGACGCTCCCGAAGCCCCCCAGCCTCAACGGCTGGCGGCTCATCGAGGACAAGACGCTGGGCGACAAGATCGCCGAGGCCCTCGGCTTCGACGACGCCCTCCGCAGCCTCCGCGGCGAATCCAAGGAGGCGGAGGACGCGGGAAACTCGCAGCCGGGCGACTCGTCCCCGACGTCGCCCCCGACCTCCTGATCGACTTCCAGGAGTGGCTCCTGATGCAAACCGGCATCGTCGCCCCGTACACGCGCGCCGAGCTTGAGCAGGTGCCCCTCCGTCGTCTCCTGCGCTTCCAGGGCTTCAGCAAGGGCCTCCAGGAGCGCCGCGCGAAGGAGCAGGGCGACGCGAGCGTCGAGAACCAGTACCGGGCCTTCATGAGCAACGGGTGAACATCGTGGCTGACGACGACTTCCTGATCGGACGCTTCTCCGGCGAGCTGGCCTTCGACCTCCCCGCCGAGGAGATGAAGAAGCTCGACGCGATGGGCGACTTCCTCGAGCAGGCCAAGGCCTTCACCGGAGGCCAGGGCATGTCGCTGAAGAGCCTCGAAGTCGTCAAGCAGGTCGGCGACACGCAGTCGAAGTTCAAGTTCGAGCTGCCGAAGAAGGAGGAGTCGCAGCTCACCCAGTTCGTGAAGCAGGTGCCCATCCTCAAGGACTTCTACCGTGCGTTCAGCGCCGGCGGCGCGGCCGGCATCGGTACTGCGGCGGCCGTTCTCGGCGCAGTGGGCGTTCTGTTCATGTCCGGGAGCGGCTTCAAGGAGACCCTTGGCGCCCTGTGGGATCTTCTGGGAATGGTGAGCGACCTCATCTACGTCAGCCTGTTTCCGGTGATCAAGCCGCTTCTCGAATCCTTCGTGGATTTCGGCAAGTGGCTGGCAGACCACAGCCACGGGCCGGGCGGCATCCTGGGTGCGTTCGCGGACCCGAGCTTCTGGGCGGGTGCCGTCGGAATCCTTCTCGATGGTCTCGTCCAGGGAGCCGACCAGCTTGCGAAGCTCGGTCTCGCCATCCTCGACGGCTTCGCCGATGGCCTCCAGAACGACCCCAAGATCGGGACCATTTTCACGAACCTCGGTCAGCACGTCGGGGGACTCATCCTCGATAGCGCGACCCTCGCGGCGAAGTTCGCCGAGTTCCTCGCCACCGCGCTTACGGGCCCGACCATGATGAAGGCCTGGAGCAACATCGGCATGGCAATCGCGGAGGGCTTCGCGAAGGGCGCCGCGCAGAACCTCGCGGGCCACCTCCAGGTGACCACGCCAAGCGGCGGGAAGTACCAGCCCGGCCTCAGCGCGGCGCTCCCCATCGGCGGGCTCCGCGGCGGCCTCGGCGTCGTGGGGTGGGGTTGAATGGCCGTCACCCTCTACCTCCGCCGGCGCCGCACGACGAGCGACGGGGGCATCGGCACGGTGCCAAGATCGGAGTTTCTCTTCCTCACGGCGGAGACGTTCGACCCGGTCCTCTCGCTCACGCCCATTGCGCCCAAGCTGCCCGGGAACGACGCGACCTCGCTGGCCGGCGGGGGCACGAACTTCATCTTCAATATCGGCACGCAGCAGGCCACCCTCCGCGTCGCCGGCACGCTCATTCCCCTCCCGCGCACCTCTTTCCCCACCCTGAACTCGCCCGACATCCACGTCGTCGGCCGTGTCACGCGCGGCGCCGCGGAGCAGACCCTCACGGTGGACCCCAAGGGTGCGGACTTCAGGACGAGCCTCTACGACTACGTCGCGGACCAGGCCGATACGACCGACTGGGACCCCACGCAGCTCTACCTCGGCACGCCCGACTGGGGCGGCAAGAGCTTCGGTCGCAGCGCTGTGGACATCGCCACCCCCTGGGGCGTGAGCACCCGCGAGTGGAACGGCGTCGTCACGAACCTCCGCACGCAGGCCATCGCGGGACGGATCGACCAGTTCCTCTTCAGCTTCGATTTCGTCGTCGGAGCCCCCGCGTGAGGTGACCATCGTGGCCGACACGTCGAAGTACTACCGCCTCTGGGTCAGGAACGGCGAGCCGGGCAGCGCGTGGGTCCGCGTGCCGTATCTCGTGGACCTCCACTTCGTCAAGTACGTGAACGCCATCCCGAGCTTCTCGGCGAGCGTGTACACGCGCGATGCCACGCTCCAGGCGCTGCTCACGGGCAACAGGATCTTCCGCATCACGAACCTCGCCAGCGCGGACGGGCGCTGCTACCGCTGGTGCCACGGCGCGACCACGGGCGAGCTTGGCGGCGACGACGGCAGCCGCGAGATCATGACGGGGCGCCTCAACGCTCCCGCGGGCGACCAGAAGAGCGCCACAGGCCAGACCGGCAACCTCCCCAGCCTCTACAACGTGAGCGGCTCCGGCTTCGCCGCCAGCGTGGACAAGATGCGCACGCAGGGCGCCAGCGTCCTCAACGCCACCGGCGCGGCCACCGTGAACATGGCCGTCGGCGTCACGTCCATCGGCGGCTACAACGTCAGCACCGGCTGGCTCGACACGGGCCCCGCCAGCATCTCCTACACGGATCAGCCCGACAGCCTCTGGAAGGTCCTCCTCGACATCGCACGCATCGGCGACGGGACCTCGCACTACGCCTACTTCATCGAGGTCACCCACGACGCCAGCTTCAACCCCGTCGTGAACTACTACTCGCCCACCCACGCCAGCGGAGGTGGCCTGGGCGCGGGCGGCGACTTCACGCTTCGCACCTCGAGCCCCTTCCCGGCGGACACGACGCGCATCATCAACGTGAAGACGTCCTGCCGCGACGCGCCGCTCTACAAGGACCGCGACCGCGTCATCAACCGCCTCGTCGTGCGCTACCAGGGCTTCGGCACCGGCAACCAGCAGACCGACACGTCACAAGCCACCGACGCGACCTTCCCGGAGGTCCGCAGCGTCATCCTCTACACGCCGCTCTACGACGTCCAGGCCGCGAACCTCTACCGCGACACGGTCATCAACATGTTCAAGGGCACGTCGAGCGGCCTCCTCCGCGTCGAGGCCGTCGTCAAGAACGCGCAGCTCTTCACCGGCGCGTTCACGGCGCTCCTCGGAGACCAGGTCGGGCTCCAGAAGGATGCGAGCGACACGACGGGCATCATGAACGACAAGTTCCTCGGCTTCGAGTACGACCAGAGCACCGAGCAGCTCACCGTCGTCGTCGGGATCCCCAAGCTACCCTTCTTCGATGACTACGCCGCCGTCGCTCGCACGGCGCAGCAAGCCTTCGCCGCCATGAAGCAGACCGTTCCCGGCCGCATGGGCGCGACCCGTGCGAACGCCGCGCAGCCGGCCGTCCAAGGCTTCGGGACGTACGGCAGCGGCGCGGGGTTCGACCTCCAGCTCAACTTCACGGACAAGAACTTCGTCGTGGATTCGGACGAGGCCATCGCGATCCACTTCCTCATCAACACGCGCGACGGCGGGAGCCACGTCGCCGCCAGCGAGACGGTGGACGTCCTTCTCTACCTCGGCGGGACGGCCGTGCACCGCGAACGCGCCACGACCGACGCGAGCGGCGTCCTCAGGAAGACCGTGTACCTACCCGCGCAACTCGTGGCCGACGTCTTCGGGCTCGGAGGCACAACGCAGACGCTCGCGCAACTCGTCGTCACGAACGCCACGACCGGATTCCAGACGCAGACCTCGACGAAGACCGACAGCAACGGCGACTTCTACACCGACGACACGCTCGTCCTCACGTCGCCGAGCATCGACATCGGCGCGAGCCTCTGGGCCGACGTCATCACGACGCACTACCACCCCGTCTAAGCCGCCGGGACGTCCCACCACACCGGCGCCTGGCCCGGGTACACGTACCTGAGCCGGAACGGCGCCTTGAGGCCCTGCGTGTCGAACGAGAGCCACCCGCTCACGTGGCCGCCCGGGGCAAGCTCGCCGCCCTCGAAGGCGCTGTCGCGCACCGTCGCGTTCGGCGCGGCGAGCCGCGTGACGCCATGGTACACGCCGTCGCCGTCGAGGAGCGCGAAGTCCACGGGCCCGATGCTCGTGTCCTTGGTCCCGTTGTTCTGGGCCAAGATCAGGATGGCCTGCGGGCCGTGCATCTCGAGGACGGTGACGTGGGGGACGCGGGTGGCCGTCTCCGCGGGCGTCTCGCACCCGCTCAGGATGGCCGAGGTCGCCACGGCGACGGCGAGCAGCCAGCCGACTCGTTCCATCGGAAGCGCGAGGGGGCCGCGCGTCTTGAACCTATGGAGCGTCTGGAACGGGCTGGAAGCCCCAGGCTCGGTCGAAGTAGATCAACCGTAGAGGGTGGCCGAAGAAGACCGCGTGCCGGCGAGCCATCGTCTCCGCCTTCTTCAGGGACGAGGCCTTCGCGAACGCGCCCTGCGGGCCGCAGGTGAGGCACGTGAGGACGAACTCCTTGGCGACGAGGTCGTGGCGAACCTCAGATGCGGAGTTGATAGTTGTCAGTCTGACGGGCTGCGGCGAGGCAACTTTCATTTCGGGTGCATCTCCTGGCCGCCGCCTCACGGCGCAACCGACCCCAACCTACGCTTAAGGGGGGAGTCAAGGTCCCGTCAGGACCTACCCCTCTCACTTTCCTTGCTCATCCACGCCGGGAAAGTGGGCGTCCAGAGGTCGGTTTCGCCGGAGAAACGGACGGAACCGATGGATCAGATGAAACGGGACATATTTGGCTTTGCCGGAAAGGGGAGTCCGACACTACTTCATGCATGGAGATTTCTTGTGAATCTCCGCATCTTCAGCCCACCCCCGGTGGAAGAGTCACCCAGGCTGAAGCCGGCAAGCGAGGAGGCACTCCGGCGCCGAATCCGCGCCTGAGGCCGGAGACTGGTCATGGAGCAGGCGATCAGCGTCCGCTCTGTCGCACAGACAGCGGCGGTCAGCGCGAGCGCTGCCGCGACGCGGCGCCCGCGCCCTGTGAGGAGGAGGTCGCGCGCCAAGCGGGCGCTCGTCTATCTCAGGGTCTCCACCTTCGGCCAGGAGAAGCACGGCAAGAACCTCGAGGGCCAGCTTGACGAGGTCAAGGAGTACTGCGCGCGCAAGGGCTACACCTTAGACCCGGACGAGGACGTCTTCCGCGACATCGTGAGCGGCGCGCGCACCGACCGCGTCGCCTACTACCAGCTCCTCGCGCGGATTGAGCGCGAGGACGCCGAGGTCGTCCTGGCGTGGAACGTGAGCCGGCTCGGCCGCAACACGATGGACGGCGCCTGGCTCATGGTCAAGGCCAAGGAGTTCGGCTTCCGCATCGAGACCGCGCAGGAAGGCATGGACTTCACGGCCGACCCGGCCTCGGAGCTCGTCTTCGACATCCTCACCGCGGCGGCGAAGTTCCAACGCAACACCATCCTCCAGGACATGATGCGCGGCAAGAAGACCGGCCACAAGAACGGCCGCTGGACCACGGGTGCCCCGCCCATCGGCTACACCGCGAAGGGCCCGCGCGGCGGCAAGGTCCTCACGCCGAACGCCGACGCCGCGCTCGTGCGCGAGATCTTCACGCGCTACGCGAACGGCGAGACGCAGCTCGCCATCGCCACGGACCTCCGCGGCCGGAAGGTCACCGTCGAGAGCGACCCGCGCCGCGACGGCCTCGGCTGGGCCGCCAACACCATCGGCCGCATCCTGAAGTGCCCGGCGTACGTCGGGCTCCTCGCGTTCCGAGGCGAGGTCGTCAAGGGTCTCCACCAAGCGATCATCGACCAGGACCTCTGGGACCGCGTCCAGATGAGGCGCGCGGAGGTCCTCAAGGTGCGGCCGGGGCGCCCGAAGAAGGTGGACGAGGACGAGGAGTAGGTCAGCGCTTGCGCTTCGTGCGCGCGAGGAGCTCGCTGGTGTCCCAGGCGTCCTGGGCGCTCTCGATCCCCTTGGGCATCTCGTAGCGTTCGCCGTGGCCCGCGCCGTCCGTGTTCTGGAGGTGCTTGGCGAGCTGGACGCGGGCACGTCCGCCGGTCGCGACGAAGTCGCAGCCTGGGATGGGGCAGGGGATCTCGACGTTGCGCGGGACGTTCCACGCGGGGTTCTTGCACTTCTGGCAGACCTTGGGGTTGGGGACGTACGCGCGCCACTTGTGGCCGCAGCGGAGGCACTCGAAGGGGTAGCGAGTCGAGTGTTCGCGTTCCTTACGGGCTGCCACGAGGTTGCACCCGTTCCAGGCGAAGCCTGGGGTGGGCGATAAACGTTTCCGTGTTCCAACCTGTCGCCTTCAGGGAACCGCGGGGTTCGACGGCTCGGTCGTGGCGCCGGGCGCGGCCAGGAGCGCATCGCAGGCGCCCACGATGGCCTTGGCGCGCGACATCGTGCGGACCAGGTCCTCCGCGGCCTCCAGCGTCTTGCGGTCGTCCACGGCGCCACGCTGGACCTTCGCGTCCTTCTCCGGCACGAGCGTGTTCAGCTTCACGAAGCTCTCCTCGAGGAGCTTGAGCATCCGCCCGCGGAGGCGCGCGATGCCGGCGCGCTCCTTCGGCAGCGTCTTGGGCACGGTCTTGAGGTCCACGGCGTCGGGGTCGGTCGGCGGAAGGGTTTCCTGCTGCATGGTCAGGCCTCGGGAAGGTCGAGGAACCGGCGCGTGACCTCGGCCCGTTGGGCGCGGATGCGGCGCTCCAGCGCGACACGGGCGCGGTCGGTGAGGGTCATGGTGTTCCACTGCGCCTCAAGCGCGCGCAGGTCGCGGACGGCCTGCTGGTGTCGCTCCGTGGCATCGCTCACGTCGGTTCGCTCCAGAGGCTCCAGACGCGGGCCGATTCGATAATACTTTCCATCCTTGCGTCACGCGGAAAGTGGAATCTCGGTAAGCATTATGGCCGAGCGCCGCGTTCAGGGTGGTAGGGTGGGCGAAGTCCGAGGCATCAGCCGAGGACGTAGGGTTACGTCTCCTGAGACGTAGGAGGAGACGTACGTACTGACGTCTGTACGTACACCCTCTGACGTAACCTTGAGACTCTCAACAAGGGAGAAGAGGGAGCGGACGTAGCACCGAAGCCCACGTCCGCCCATCGGGGGACTGGAGTTCAGCGTGAGGATCTACGCGCGGGCCGGCGCGGCGCCCAGGCCGCGGAGCGCGCGCTCGACGGTCTCGGGGATGCGGTAGCGCTCGCCGTGGCCTTCGTCGGCCGTGTTCTGGACGTGCTTCGCGATCATCACACGAGCGCGCGGGCCCGTGGCGGTGTACGTGCACCCGGGCACGGGGCAGGAGAGCGTCGCGTCGCGCGGGATGTTCCAGGCCGGGTTCTTGCAGTGCCGGCAGACCTTCGGGTTCGCGACGTAGGCCTCCCAGGTCGCGCCGCAGCGCTGGCACGTGAGGTGGAAGCGGTTCGATTCCGCGGGGGCGGCGGGCGCGGCCATGGTCCTGCGAACGATAATCGTTTCTCTGCGGCGATGAGACTTGCCTTTTGAAGGGTTCCTCGCGGGTCGCGTGAGGCGGCTCCTGTCGGGGCGGCAGCGGGAAGCTCGCTTCAAGGGAAGCATCGGTTCCACACGCCCGACGAGAAGTGATAATCCTTCCCGAACGTTCGATGGACCAGAAGGAAAGGGGGCCAGAAGGCCCCCGGATGCCTCTCAGGCGAGCGGTCGCCCTACGCGGCGGGGGTCGTGGGCTTCTTGTCGGTGAGGTCGCTGGCGAGCTTCAGGAGGCCAACGACAACGCCACCGCCGAGGAGCCAGAGGTTCTGGGTCATCGCGCCGGCCACGACGAGCGCGTATGCGCTGCCGTAGTCGAAGCCGTGATCCAGGAGCGCCTTGGCGGGCGCGGGGATGGTGGAGAGGTCCATGCGTCACCTCCCCCCGGCTCCACCGGGCTTGCGCGTGTCACGCGGTTTCAGGGCGCGTCGAATCTCGCCCTGGATCCGCTCGCGAAGGATGCGCGGCGCCTCACGGTGGCGGACGATGTCCACCGCGGGCCGCATGTAGGGCTGGCTCTGGATGCCGGGGTGCGTGACCTCGCGGGCGAAGTGCACGCCATGGTTGTCCACCCACCGCAGCGCGCGACGCGGAGGTCGCGGCCGAATCTTGTACGGGCCGAAGCGCTTCTTGCCTGGCGGGATCAAGGGCCAGTCGTCGGCGCCCACTGGGCTGATGTACGCGCTGCCGAAGGGCTCGCCCTGCCCGGCCGTGCCGAACTCGACGGCTGCCGCGTAACCCGAGTAGGCGCCGAACTCGGCCGAGACGCGCGTGAGGGACGACCTCACGGGCTTGGCCTGGATGCTGCGCTCGAGGTTGCCGGTTGAGACGGGGACGCGGTCCTTCGCGAGTTCGACGATGCGGTCCGCGCTGTCCCGGATGCCCTTCACGGCGCCGCGGCGGATGGCGTCCATGAGGATGGTCCGGTTGTCGCGGATTCGGACGTTGCGGAGGCCCATGGTTTATGAGAGGACGGAAAGGATTATCAATGCCGTGTTTTCCCAACACGGAAACTATTATCGTCACCGGCCGCTTTCGTGAGATACGGGCCCGCAAGGGTCCTTGAGCGAACGAAACGGTGAGCAATACCATGAACGGCTATTCCTGCTTCGGCAAGTACCTGAAGACCCCCCAGTTCACGGACATCCCCGAGCTCGTCGGTCGCATCGAGCGCCTCCCCCTCGCGGCGGAGCGCCCCGTCGCCATCGGCCAGCCGCACCCCAGCAACCCGCAGATGACCGTCTTCCGCCAGCACCAGGACTTCAAGGCCACCGTGCGCGCCGGCGACCTCCTCAAGCTCGACCTCGCGAAGATCCTCGGCGCCGCCGAGACGCGCCGCCAGAAGGAGGCCGAGCTCAAGGCGAAGGCCGCGAAGCGCGCAGCGTGACGCTGACAGCCTCCCCCGCCGGGCCCCTTGGATGGGCGGGCCCGGCACCTGCGCTCGCATCCGGAGGGCGGTCATCCCGGCGGCTTCGGCCGCCCAACCGCCGGCGGTTCAAATCCGTCCGGGCGCCTCCAGCCCAACGCGGCTGGGACAGGAGCGAACGAAGATGCGACTCATGCGGCGACGGCCGCCCCGCACTTACGGCGACCTCCACCCCGACGTCCCGTGCCGGGCCTGCCCTGGCATCCTCGCCGTGTTCCAGGACGGAACCCAGCACCACATCGGAGCGTGCACCCCATGAGCGAACCCAAGACCTCCACCGGCCAGACCTACGCGGGAACCCTCGCCGAGCGCCTCCACCGCGCCGCGCTCGCCATGCCCGACGTCGAGAAGACCGGCCGCAACGCCAGCTTCCAGTACGCCTACATCGAGGACGTCAACCTCACCGCCGCCGCGCGCAAGGCCCTCCTCGAGGCCGGCGTCGTCGTCATCCAGAGCATCGAGAAGATCGACCGCTCCACCGTCGGCGGCGAAGGCAAGACGCGCTTCCAGACCCTCGTGACCTGGAAGTTCACCCTCACGGCCCCCGGCACGCAGGACCAGAAGGAGGTCCAGTGGGTCAGCGAGGCGCTCGACAGCGGCGACAAGGGCATCTCCAAGTGCGCCACCATGGCGCGCAAGGACTTCTTCCGCACCCTCCTCCTCGTCCCCGGCGGCGCCGAGAACGAGGCCGACGAGGACACCGACCGCGCGGAGCGCCCCTCCCGCGAAGCCGCGCCCACGCCGCCCACCGAGGCCCAGCGCTCCTTCCTGCGTCGTCTCGCCCGCGACGCCGGCCGCGAGGTCGCCGTGCCCGCGACGAGCGCCGAGGCCTCCAAGCTGATCGACGAACTCAAGGCTGAGGTTGAAACCAAGAAACGCTCCTGAGTGGTCCCTCAAGGTTCCTCCTCGGGGGACCAGACGGGACGCGCGCCAAATCTCACCGACGTTCGCTCCTAAAACTTCGGTTCTGGCCGCGCGTCCCGGGTCAAGCCCCGGGAGGACAACACCACGAAGCCCGACTGGATCACGCCCGACGTCCGCCGCGCCTGGGCGGCCTACCACTACCCCACGAAGCGCGCCCGCGGCCTCATCCCGCGGAACACGACCGCCGCCGACTGGGCCTCCGAGTTCATCAAGCAGATCGACCCCACGGACCTCGACCTCGGCGCCGCGCTGCTGCTCCTGCGCGCGACGGCCGAGCGCACGCAGCTCTTCCCCTTCGTGCACTTCGGTCGTTCCCTCGAGACGGCCTACTACGAGGACACGGGCGAGAAGGCGCCCGCGTGGCCCTTCAGCGTCGCCGTCGTGGACGAGTCGAAGACCACGCTCGCGACGTTCGACCCGCGCACGAGCGAGGGCATCCACCACGCGCTCCTCCAGGCCATCGACGTCATGGCGCGCACGCGCCCGAGCAAGATCCGGCTCACGGAGTAGGTCGCCATGCCCATCACCGGCTTCCGCTGCCCCGTCCCGACGAAGACCGTTCGCGAGGTCTGCTCACCCGAGGAGTGCCTGGCCTCATGCCTCAAGGGCGAGGGCTGCCACCCGCCGGCGTACATCGCCAACATCACGAAGCAGGTGTCGATGTACAACAACTCCGGGACCATCAGCGGCAGCGGCCTCAAGCCCGAGTGCGATCTGAAGCCTTTCCTGGAGCGGACGCGCGACTTCCTCGTGGACCCGGGGAGCCTCCACTGGGCCAGCTACCGCGGCGCGCTCGTGCACACGAGCATGGAGGAGTTCGCGGAGCATCCGGCGGCGAAGGACTGGATTGTCGAGCAGCGCTTCTACGCGGCCATCCTACCCGCGCCGCGCGACGAGGTCGCCGCGTTCGCCGCGCAGCACGGCGTCATCCTCGGCCAGGAGACCCTCCTTCCCGGCGTCGTCCCCATCCAGATGCCGGCCGACAAGGAGGCCCGCATCCGCGCCGTCGAGGAGCTCAACAAGGCGCGCTTCATCATCCTCAGCGGCCAGGTCGATAGCTACGACGCGCCCAACAAGATCCTCTGGGACTACAAGACGACGAAGTGGGTGAGCGACTGGGTCCTCGAGAAGGAGGGCTACTTCTGGCAGGTCCGCTTCTACGCCTTCCTCCTCCGCCTCCACGGTCACGACGTCCAACGCGCATTCCTCAGCTTCATGGACGCCGCCGTGGAGCAGAGCGCCGAGGTCAGTCTCGGCGACCTCGCCACCTTCGTGCGCGACACCATCAAGCCCGTCGCGCAGCGCCTCTGGATGATCCGCATGGGCTTCCTCCCCGCCGAGCCCACGCCGAACTTCCTCTGTATGCCCAACAAGGAGGGCCGCGTGTACTGCAACGTGCGCGAGCACTGCGCGTACTGGACCGCTCTCGACGGGAAGCCCGCGCAGGTCGTCTGGATCGACCGGCCGCCCACCGACCGGCTCGTCGAGCCCTCGAAGTGCTACTCGTGCGGTTTCTATGTCACCGCCGCCGAGAAGAAGGCCGGCGTCACGCGCCAGTGCCCCTCCCGCTGCCCCAACATCAAGGAGACGAAGCCCGATGCCGCTTAACTGGCCCCCCGGATGGAACCGCACCAGCACCGACGACCGCGAGCGCGGACGCTTCAAGCGCGTCACGCGCGAGGAGAGCAGCTACGGCGGCACGTACCCCGTGAACCGCGCGATCACCTTCAGCGACGCGCTCAACGAGCTCATGCAGGAGATCCGCCGCGCGGGCGGCAGCGACCTCCGCATCGACCACGACGGCCAGAGCGATGTCACCGGCGTCCCGCTCAAGGGCAAGCGCGAGCCCGAGGACCCCGGCGTCGTCGTCCGCTTCCGCCGCGCGGGCCACAGCTACGCCATCGCGTGCGACAGGTACACCGACCGCGCGCAGAACCTCCGCGCCATCGCGAAGACCATCGAGGCCACGCGCGGCATCGAGCGCTGGGGCGCGGTCACGGGAGAGCAGGCCTTCAAAGGCTACGAGGCGCTGCCGCCGCCGGGCGGGAGCACGGGCACGAGTGCGCCCATCGTGCCGCCGCGTCCGCCGCACGACGTCCTCGGCGTCTCGCCCACCGCGCCCCCCGAGGTCGTCAAGGCCGCCTTCCGCGCGCTCGTCGCGGCCCGCGGCCAGGACGCCGACGTCACGGACCTCATCGCCGCCCGCGACACCCTCCTCAAGGCCGCGTGAGGCCATGCTGGAGATTCGCTGGGACGGGCCCCGCGTCGTCGAGCTCGTCGTGCGCGGGAGCGTCCGCGAAGCGCCCGTGTACGCCGCGCGCCTCCGCGGCATGAGCCGCGCTCACGGCTTCGAGCGCGAGTTCCTCGGCAGCTCCCGCTTGATCGAGGGCGGGAGGACGGAAGAGATTACGCTCCCCGTCTCCGCGCTGCGCCCGGGCGACATCCTCGAGGTGCGCGACGGCACGCCGCTGGAGCGCAGTGGGATCTACGAGCGCTTCCTCCTCTTCGACGGTGCGCGCTTCTCGCGCGTCGAGATGGCGTACGCGCTCCACGCGATGCGAAGGCTATCATCCGCAGCGCAGTAGCGCGCGCCGTCGCAAAACGGAAATGATTATGATTCGAGCGCGCCTTAGCGGCGACCCATGCGGCCCGTGCGCTCCACGCGCTCCGTTTGCGTCCATCGGTTCGACGTGCTGAGCCGACCCAAGCGCGCCCGCCGCTTCGAGAGCCTCAAGGACGCCGTCGGCGCGCTCAAGCTCCGCGACCCTGGCTTCCGCGCGTTCCGCCGCGTCACCGCGCGCTTCTGGAGCGCCGGCGGCCACGGCGAGTACGCCTTCGCCCACCCCGCCACCGCGCCCTGCCCGGAGGCCTGGACGCGGTGAAGATCGCATACGCCGACCCCATCTACATCGGCCAGGCGCGCAAGCTCTACAAGGAGCCCGAGATGGATCACGTCGCGCTCATCGAGCGCCTCGAAACCGAGTTCCCTGACGGCTGGGCCCTGAGCGCCTCCGTGCCGTCCATGCACCTCATCATGGACATGCTCCGCGACCGAGGCCTCGACCTCTACCGCGGTGACTACCGCATCGGCTCCTGCGTGAAGCCCTTCTGCGCCTTCAAGCCCAACGTGAACCCGGCCTACGCTTGGGAGCCCGTCTTCTTTAGGGGGGGGGGCACGGAGAACCCGCCAGCAGCCAACCCTGAGGGACTGGGTCCCGTGCAACATCACGCTCAAGCGCGGGCTCACGGGCGCGAAGCCCGAAGGCTTCTGCTTCTGGGTCTTCGAGTGG